TCCTCTCTGGTATTCCACCAGACTTTGTAACTGTCCCGTCTCCGTTGTCAATGACGATCGCCCCCGAAAGTCCTCTCATGAAAACGCGCTTTCAATAAGAACCTCGGCAGTCTTTCGCGGATCATTTCTTGTTCGAAGAACTTCACGGTTGTGCTTTGCGATCTCAAAGCGGTCGGCGTCTGAGATGGCGAGGCACTGCTCAAACGCCTCCGTGCACTTACGGATGATTTCAAGTCCTTCCTCTTGGACAAGACGACCCTGCGTGGGCGATCCTTTGTACCAGTCGAGCACGAGCATTCTGAACTGTGGATCGGACAGGTGGCCAGGAACGATGCACATCGCACCGGCATCTGCTGCCTCGAGCGACGAGTACTCGACAAGACCGCGCGCAAAGTTGTGCGCCGTGAGGTTCATGTGAACGCGAAAACGCGACGCGATTGCCGCGGAGTCCATGTAGTTACCGAGGTAGCGAACAAGCGCACGCCCTGGAATTCGCGCGTCCCACGGGAACGGCGTGATGATGTTTCCCTCACCGCCCTTTGTTGGGTCAACACGCAGTGCGTACCGCTTTGACTGAGCACCGAAGTGATCACGAAGCTGCTCGTAGACGATGTACGTTGGCGATGGGCCTAACCCGACCGAGCACGATCCCCAGATCTCGACCGTGACGTGCTCTGGAAGCTGTGCGCCGGCCAACGCAACCACTGGCTGTCCCTTGTTGTAGATAAACCTACCGGATGTGCCGACAATCCATTCATTTGTAATCGGCGCGTCAATTTCAAACTTTGGAATGTACGGCATTGGGCCCTTGATCCAGTCCATTGACTTAAACAGCTCGTTGCTGTCTTTTGCCGAGTCGTCGCTCATCGTGACAAGGCGCGAGCCTCGAGAGGGCGATTCAAGAAGTTGACGGACATACGGAATGTCTTTTTCTGGATAAAACGATCCGTGAAGCGACGTCGTCCACTTTGTCTTCGTTCTACGCAGTGCGTCGACGTATTCAGGAAGAATTGTTGTTTCGGTCTTTGCGGACTCTTTTGCCGCCGTCTTGTCGTGCAGCGGCACCTTGATCTCTGGAAGAACGACCATGTCATATGTGTCAAGAGTTTCAACGAGCTGTGCCGTCTTTACAACAACGTTTGGCGCCTCGCTCCACCATCGGCCGCCTGGCTGTGGCTTTCCCCACGACGCGCGTGTCTTGCCGCTCTTTGTGAATGAGACAACATCGCAGTCGTGCCCAAGCTGTTGAAATCCGTATCGAAGCCTGAACGCCCAGGCCGTTGGGCCTTTTACACCGGGCTCTGGCTCAAGAATTGCTACGCGCATAAATCTCTCCGTTGTGTGTTGTGTGTAAAAAAGATATCACGGCCGAATCATAGAGGGCGTGCCTGTCATGTGACAAGCACGCCCCTCTATGAACGCCTACTGTTCTGAGTAGATCAGAACGGAGCAGGTGGCGGCGTGTCTGTCGTCGCTGCGCCTGCCGGAGCTGCGGCCGCTGGTGCCGGAGCCGGTGCTGGTGCTGGTGCTGGCGCCGGTGCCGGTGCCGGTGCCGGTGCTGCTGCTGCAGGAGCTGACGCTGTCGCCGTGGTTACTGCCGAAGCGTAGTACGCCTTGATCTCGTTCTTCTTCTGTCCCTGCCAAGTGCGCGAGCCGACCTGAGCGCGGAAGAACTTGTTCTTCATCGCGGCCTCGATCTGCGCGTTTGTTGGGCTCGTTGCAAAGAACTCACGGCCGAGGCCGAGTGCGTTCATCTTGCGGAAGAAGATTCCGAGCGCTGTCGGGTTGTCCGTCGACACGACCAGGTTGTCCCACACGAGGCGCTTTGCGTGCGCGCCGGTCTGGACCTGTGCCTTGACCTTGAACATTGTCTTTCCAGACTGCGAGACCGCTGCGGTGGCTTCGATGACCTGGAGGTCGTAGTCGCCATCCGGCAACGGATCAAAACCGCCTGCTGAATCGCCGGCTTCCTTGATAAGGTCGCCCCAGTTGAGGGTACTCATGATTGTTACCTGTGCTTTCTTTGCTTGTTATTTGGATGTTTCTTGTGGACGTTGTCCAAACACGATGTCAAGCATGCGCTCAACACCGAGGTTTTCTTGCTCGACAACTTTGCCGAGCCTTCCTTGAACGCGCTCGCCAGCTTCGTACTGGTTTGTGCGTTCAACATACATACGACGCGCCTTGTATGGCGCCTGCGTCGGATCGTTCGGAAACACGTCCTCAACGGTGATTGCACCGAGGATGTCGTAGAAGTACGGAGCCTGGATTGCAAGTTGACCTTGGAGGTACGGACGATAGCGACCGTCCTTATCCTGCCTGGCCATTGCAGTAAGAACAACCGCCTCGAGTGGTGCCGTCGGATGCATCGTCAGGTCGCGAAGATCGCGAAGCAGTGCACCCATGTGACGAAGAAGTTCGCCCCACTGTTGCATCTGCATCTGGTTTGTTCCTGCGATGTTGTCCATGCACTTGACCTGGAGCTCAGAGACCGAGTCAATGATCAGCGACTTGAACTGATGACGCCCGAGCTGAAGCCACTGGTAGGCCTTGAGAACAGTGTCGTATTCCGTGACGTTGACAACACACGTGTCCCACGTGCCGTCTGCGACGGGCGGCTCTTCGCGGAGCGGATCCCAATACCGAACGTTGATCGGTAAGAACCGGTGTCCTCCCTCAACGTCGAGCATGAGCCGCGGATACGGGGCCGTCACTGCAAATGACGACTTACCCACCTTTGACTCGCCGTAGACCATGATTGTCAACGAGCGCTGTACTTCACCCATTATTCATTTCCTTTCTTTTCCTCTGTTTTGTAGTAACCGTATGGATCTGCCACCGTGTACATCTCACTTATCGCGTGCTCTGCTGCGCTTCCGTCGTCAAACAACGGGCAAATCGCAAAGAACTGACACTTCCACTTGCAGTCTCGGCTTGGCCGAGGATAAGCAACGCTGTAGTGATCTTGTCCTTCGTCAAGTGCGCCTCTGACGGTCAGCATATCCTTGATTGTTCCGTAGATGCGTGACGCAAAGGCTCGAAGCGCAAATTGATTGTGCCGTACCTCAATTTGATCGTAGAACGGTGGCTTTGCGTTTGCCGTGCGCTTCACCTTCTTGAGCATCGTGAAGATACCACCCTCACTGCGCTCTCCAGCATGCTTTCCAAGCTCGCGGTTCTGGTACTCCTCAAGAAGCATGTAGGTGAGGATCTGCTCGTTCATGTGAGCAAGGCTTGCAAACTCCGTAAATGAGCCGCCAACTGTCTTAAAGTCGCGGAACATGCGCACGCCGTCGCCCTTACGGCGGACGCGCATGTCAAGCTTTCCTTGCAGCTCGACCTCTCCGTCAAACATTGGCATCGAAATAATTTCTTCTGTCGAGATCATCTCAAGCTCGGCGTCAATGCCGTTTTCATCGACCCACTGTAAGTAGCCTTCAAGCATGATCCTGCCGAGCTCTGCCTCCGTGTCAAGGTCGACAGTGTCACGGTAGCTGTCGATGAGAACTTGACGGTCGAGCCTAACGAGCTCAGCGTGCGCCTCGAGCAGTGGCACTCCAAGGCTGTAGTGTGCGTCGAGCGCGCCGTGAATTCGTGTTCCAAGAGCCAGCGCGCCTGTCATGTTTTGCGTCTTAGGCTGAAGCCGCCTGTAGTACGTGAGCCACCACTTGCGGCGGCAGTCTTTGAACGTTTGGATCTCTGAGTTTGAGATCTTGATCGGCCGCGGCGTGATGACGACCGGCATCTCTGAAGCTGTAAATGTCACTATGAACTCGCTTTCTCGTCTTTGAGGATTTTTAGAAGCTGTGCTTTATCGCGAACAATTTGCTCGAAGTTGTCGGCCTTTGTGTCGAGCACGTCGATGACTCGCTCTTCAATGGTGCCTTCAGTGACGTAGTCAATGATCACGATGGAGTCGTGGATCTCGCTGCCGATGCGGTGAACGCGATCGAGAGCCTGCTTGTGATCTACGAGCGACCACGGACGCTGAAGCATGACGAGCCGCCTAGCGGCCGTAAGCGTGATTCCAACGCCGCCTGCCTGAGCAGTAAATAGGATCCACTTGATCTTTCCAGACTGAAAATCGTCGACTGCCTTTTGACGCTCGTCTTCGTCCTGCGCACCGGTGATAAGGCCGTGAGGAATCTTTGCCTTAGTCATTTCCTCACTCAGAAGCTCAATTAGCTGCCGCGATACCGCGCAGACGGCGACGGAATCGTCTCCAAAGTCGCCGCTTGCGATGTCGTCCATAAGCGCGTCAACCTTGCACGACGGACCGACGAGCTTTACCTTTGTTTCGCCGGTGCTTTCATCGACAGTCATCTCCGCGAATGAACTTGCAAACTGAAGAAGTCGAGTCGTCTGCGTGAGCGGGCTTGGTGCGACAACCGCGCCGCCACCTTCAAGTTCCGCGATCATAATGTCGCGCATCTGATCATAGGCTTTCTTCTGCTTTGCCGACATCTCGATGTCTCTGCGCTCATTAAGAACCGGAGGAAGCCAGGGAAGAACTCGTGCCTTTAGCATTCTGCGCATGCGCGGATTTATGGCCGAGTAGAACTCTTCGGTCATGTGCGGCTTTACACCGATGACAATCATGCCGCCAAATGCATTCATCATCGTGTCAATCATTCTGTCGATCCAGCGCGTCTTGCTGGGCCACTCGCTTGGCGAAAGCCAGTGAAGGATCGGCCAAAGGTCGACAACATCATTTGCGATCGGAGTACCCGTGAGCGCGAACCGAATATCTGCGTCTCCAGTAGCAGCCCATAGCGCTCGAGTCTGCTTCGACTTCGGGTCCTTTGACCGGTGAATTTCATCGGCAACCACTGCCTTAAAGTCAATGCCGTTAAGCTCGCGGAGGTGTACCTCGCACCTATTTTCGGAAACTCGCTCATCGTGACCGCCGCAATCGACGCATCGAGCGAGCGCAACTGATCCATACGGCGCGAGTCTGGAATGACCGCGCAGCGACTCCCAGTTGATGACATAGATGTCTGCTTTTACCTCAAACTGCTTGCGCCGCTGGCCGGCAGAGCCACGAATAATTTGAACACTGACCTCTGGCCACCACTTTGCAAATTCGCGCTTCCAGTTTTTCTTAAGCGTGTTTGGGCACACGATCAGTGCGGGAAGCGCCTCGGTCCCCTCATCGTGCAGCTTCTTTAGCGCGCGAATTGCCTGCGCGGTCTTACCGAGGCCCGGCTCATCGGCAAGTAGCGCTCGCCTGGCCTTCGCCAAAAATGCAACTCCGGCGCGCTGGTGAGGAAACAGCGCCTCGTCGCCGTCGTACGTGTCAAGGTCACGAAGCTCATTTGCCGGAGCAACTCGAGTTGAGAGCTCGTTTGATGCCCACGCCGCAAGCGCGGGACCGATCGCAAGATCGTTCTTGAACACCGAACGAAGCGCCAAGCACGACGCCCAACCAAGCGGAACACGCCAGGCCTGCTCGCCGGCGTTCCATGTAGCGCCGGGAATGCTCTTGCACAGTTCTTTGAACCGCCACTCTGTCTCAATTCGGATGTACTCACCCGTTGGGTTGAGATCAACATTTACCGGCACTAAAACTCCTCGTCATTTGGTATGTGTCACTGTATCATATACTAAGACAAAATGCGTGTAGTTTTGCAAATTTTTTTCTTAGTATCTACTGAAGCAGTCGTCTTGGAGTCCAGCCGTGCTTTGCGAGGTACAAAAGTCCATGCCTAATCGCGTCAAGAGCGTGGCCTTCCCCTCCGCGATGCCAGTAGTCGAGTTTCTTAAGAGCGTCGTTAGGAAACAGACGCTTGGCATCAACCGGTCCTTGGTAGACGATCGGGCTAGCAGTTCCGTTGCTTTCTCGTATTAGGTGCTTTAGCACGCCGATCTGCTCCAAAGAATACGGTGCCTGCGAGTTCTTTGCCGTCTGCGCGGTGATCGTAAAGCGCTCGCACGCTACCTCAAGTACCGAACCACCGAGGTCGGCCTCCATGATTGCCTCGCGGACTGGCACGGCAAAGTTGCTCTCGTCATATTCTCCAGACCACAGTAGCTCAGGTTCGTGACCGGTCTCAATTGAGAATAAGCACACGCCAGACAACTTTCCTGGATCAACGGCAAGAATGAATCGTTTTTTCACCGGTACTTATCTCCCCAGCTTTCGAGAGGACCATCAACATCTGCTGTCAACGGAACGTTCCAGCCCTCGGTTGTTGTCATACACTTACGAACGAGCTGCTTGATCTCTTCTGCGTCTTCTCTCGGCGCGTTGAGCACGATTTCGTCGTGCACTGGAACGATCAGCAACTCGGTAAGATCTGCTTGGTCGAGCTTTACAAGGTTGCTCTTAAAGACTTCGGCCGCTCCACCCTGAATCAGATAGTTAACCAGCGTGTACACGCGGTTGTCGTCACATGGGAGCCTGCGCCCTGTCCACGTGTAAACGTAGCCTTGGCCTTCGGTCTTGAACCGGCGCATTCCGACATCTTCAATGCTGCGCTGGAAGTGCGTCATTCCAGGGAATCTTGCGTCAAACGCGTCAGATACCGACTTCATCTGCACCTCGTGAACGCCTGCCGTTAGCGCCTGCTTTGCGACGCCGGCGCCATACAGGCGGCCGTAGACCATGCTCTTGATGAGGTTTCGGCGCTTATCTGACTTCTGCATCGTCGGATCTGAGTACACCTCGCGGCCGATCTCCGTAAACGGATCTGAACCCGTTGAGTCGGCGATGTTGAACATTGCCGTAAGGTTGGGGTCGTCGGCGAGACTTGCAAACATGCGGAACTCGACCTGGTCAAGGTCGCTGGTGACAATCACGTGATCTTCGTCTTTTGGAATGAACGCGCGGCGAACAACATCGTCTCCTTTTGGAAGAGTTTGAAGCGCGGGGTCAGTAATTGACATCCTGCTCGTACGCGCGCCGAGAGTTCTTACCGAAGGATGAACTATTCCATTGATGTTGCCGTTGATGAAGTTTGCAAAGTACGTGTTGGCAAGTTTGTCGGCCTTGCGCTGTTTCAACACGGAGTCCGCGAGCTGCTTGACCTCGTCATTTCCGTCGCGAATCAGCATCTTGAGCTGATCCTTTGTACATGACTTTTGGCCCGTCGGCGTGTACTCTGTGATCTCTGCTCCGATGCTTTCAAACAAGCGAACGAGCTGCTGGTTGCTTGTTATCGAGACGCCGTTGTACGTTTTCTTGGCCCAGGTCTTTACAGACTCGCTGTAGTCGCTGAGCTCGCTAAACTTTCTTCTTGAGTAGTCAAGGTTGACACGAGCGCCGTTAAGTTCCATCCGAGTGACGATCCTGCGTGTCGCCATCTCGAGCTCATAGGGCCGCTGGTATGGTCCGTCTGGTCCGCACTTCTCGTAGAACTTTTCCCACAAGCGCGTTGTAAGAACGCAGTCAAGAGCGCCGTACGACCAATACGGTTGAAAGTTTACTGGAACGGTTCCCCATGTCCACCCGTTCTTTGAAAGCTCAACGTCAAGTGTTTCCTGGAGCGCGACAGCGCGACCGTCAACGTGAAGCGCGGCAAGGCGCTTGAGCGCGCCCGAGCCGAGCGGGTCAATGATGTGAGCCATAATCATCGTGTCGTGCACTCGATGCCACGGCAACTCCCAGCGCGATTGCACGTCAAACCACCTGGCCTCAAACGCGACATTGTGGCAGATGATCGGGCCGTCAAACTTGCTCATTGCCTCATAGAACACCCCAGACCACTCGCCCCACGGTATTGACCAACCCTGCATTCCGTCGCCGACTTGAACAAGACGAAGCTGTCCATGCCACGGTGAAAGCGAGTGCTCGCGTGGATTTCCAGGAATTTCGCCTGTTTCAGTGTCGATTGCGATCGCGTTGTGCGGCCTGCGCTCGCTAAGCCAATGAAGAAAATCACTTGCGCGCTCAACGCTGTCGACTATGTGAAGTTGCACGCCTTGCAAATTGTCAGTTGACATCTGGATCCTTAATTACAGTCAGTTCAATCATACATTTTTCAAGATACTCAAGAACACTGGCCGGGTTTCGATGGCTGTCTTCTTTTCTCCACCTGCATACAACTCTTGAAACTCCTGAGTTGGAGATAAGCTTTGCGCACTGCATGCACGGTGGAGCAGTGATGTAGATTGTTCCGCCCTGACTTCGAGACCTGTCAACATACATCAGAGCATTAGCCTCGGCGTGAATCGCCGGACACGCGTCATATACATTGTCGAGCGGCGAGATTCCCTTGGCCCGGTCGCACCAATTGATGCACGTTCCTGACTCTGGCCAAGTTGCTGCCGGGCCGTTGTACCCGGTTGCGACAATGTGCTGGTCATGAGAAACAATCGCCGCGCCCATCTGAGCACGCGAACACCGCGACCGTCGCGACACGGTCTCGGCAACAGAAAGCCACGTTTCGTCCCACGACGGGCGAGTATCAGTCATCGTTTTCACTGTTCTTTTGATTGTTCATCGCGTCTCCAATCGCGCCGGCCATGACCTTGGCGAGCAGCTCGATCGCGTCCTTGCGGGAAAAGCCAGCATCCTTAAGAGTCACGAATAGCTCGTGCATGCTGATCGCCGCTTCTTTCATTGGAGATGAATAGTCCTTGCCTTCAGACACTAGTTGCTCCTATTCTTTTCGATTGCCTTGATCATCGCGTCCGCGTACCAACGCTCAGCGTCAGTTACCCGCGAGTACGCCGAACGATCCGACGTTGCCTGCAGCGCGATCAAAGATGACGACTCAACCTCACGCCACGTCCGCCCGGTGATTGCCGGAACCTCGGCAACATTGCTTGTCTTGCGAAGCGCGGCTGCCGCATCAAAGTTTTCGGCGTAGATATGAAGAGATCCGACGTGGTGAGAGTAGGTGCCTGGCTCAATTCCGAGGATTGACGCAATCGCAATCTGAACGCGAGTGAACTGAAAAAAGTCATACGCGGCTCCAAGCCAGACATCGTTTGATCGCATGTACACGCTCATGTTGAGCCTATTGCGTCGGACGCGAAACTGGTGAAGGATGGTGCACGGGTAGTCGCGCTTTTTCTCGAGCATGTCGCGCTCTGGATTCCAGATTGTTACGACAGCCTGACGCGTGTCTGGATCTTTCTTGAGTCGATCAACCATGACATCGTACTGACCTTTGGTTCGTGTTCCGTACGAACCGTGGAACATTCCATCATCCTCGGTGTAATTTGCAAATTGAGGTCCGATGTCGATCACAAGCTTTGGAAAGCTCGTACCAGAAAGAAGCTGGCAGGCCTCAACGGCGCCGATACCTGGAACCGTGCCCCTGTTCACGCCAAGTGGAAGAGCATTTACTGGATTTGCGATATGAATTGTCGCATCTTCAATCTCAAGCGTGTTCAGCCCGCGGGGTGCCGCAGGCTGACCACACCGCAGAACATGGTTTACTAAGTCAACGTACCCGTTGACTCCATCCTCAATTTCAATGTGCTTTACCGAAGAATCCATTTATCTTCCTTGTCTGCTCCGATGTGAATAAATCTTTCAATTGCGTTTCCGTACTCTACGCGGTCGTGGTGGTGAAACCGGCGAACATATTGCGGGTGCGGAACAACAATGACGTCGTCATCAGAGACTCCAGATGTTTTCAGCCGCGCGGATGCTTTTCGGCCAAGTGCAATGATCGTTGGATTCTGAAGACTATTCCAGAGGTCAACAAACCGATCTCCAAACACGTCATCAGAGTTGACAATTCCGACCTCTCGCCACAGTGTTTCTGGAAGCGCGGACATGAGGTAGTCGCCAGAGTTCTTATTGACCGGCATGAATGGAAGAATAGTTACGTCTTTTCTGTTGCGGTTGTCCCCAACAAGCAGTGCTGCTGGCCTTGGAGATCCAATGTACTCTTTGAATGGAGCAAGGTGCCGAACTTCATCTGCTGCGGCCTCGGCCGCGGCGATTACCGACGCCGCAAGTTCTGGAATCTCGGAATAGCTAATCGGATCTGGAGTAAGCTTAGACCGCAACGTGTGAGTTGCTCCTGCGGCCTTTTCGTAGAGCTTAATGACTACCTCAAGATCTTCTTCTGACACAAAGTCATCTCCGCGGCCGCGCAGCCGAGACTGAATCACATCGAGCGGCTGGTACAGCCAAAACTGAGCCATGCCTCGAGAGGCCATAAACATCTCGACCCAGCGCCAGCCTGGCATTCCAAGCAGGCCGTAGTCGTCCTCTACGCACGTATGCGGGCGCTTTAGAGGAGCGTACGTCACCTCTCCCCAGTGCCACCTGTCCGCGACAACATTATTGTCAAAGAAGTTCTCGCTTTCGATGCTGATCGCGTACTCGTTGAGCGCCCACGCTCGAGTTTCTACTTCGGGCTTACCCTTGTGCGGCGTGTCGACTTGGCCGCGCTCTCTCAACTGCCGAACAACCTCCGCGCACAGCGAGGTCTTTCCAGATGCGTCAGTACCCTCAATCGCAATAAACATCAACGTCCCTTTGTAATTAGATTGCTAACTATATCAATAGGTAGCGCGTAGTTACGGGATCATCTCAATTTTATAGATCGATTCAATTCCAGTGTCAACCGCCGCGGCGGCCTCAAGAAGCCGTTGAGCTACGTTTGTTAAGTACCGAGCGCCGGCATTGTCATACTTGTACAATGCCTCAAGCACGGCGCCTGGATCATCACTTACTTGAGCCCAGTAGCGGTCTTTCTCTGGAAAAACAAGACCGGCCTCCGCCGACGGCCGGCAGTCTTGGCACGGCACGGCGTCGACCTTAAGCAGCTCTGGTTGTACTTCTTGAAGTCCGTAGCGCTTGACAAGGTGGCACGCTGCGCCGTGAAATGTCACCGACACGCCGACGCGGGAAAGAATGTACGACCCACTTTCAGTTCTATACAGCTCAAACTCGATCCAGCGCGTCGATCCTGACTTCCAAGACGATGACTTACCAAGAAGAGTTCCGTTGAACTGAAGAGTCCGCGATCCATCTTTTACTTGTATCATTTTTAGTCGTTTCCCGTGTTAGCCTATTTTTATAGTATCACTTTGCACGCTCGGCGAGCTGGTCGAGCAGCAGCGCGGTCTTTTGCCGCTCAATGGCGAGTCGAGCATCGAGCTCTGCCGACACGGCCATCGCCTGCGCCAGTTGCTGCCGCGTAGAGGCCAGCGTTAGCTTTACAATTTCAATGTCTTCTTGATCTTTTCTTGCGGTCACTTCTTCTTCTTTTCTCATTTTTCTCTCCTGGTCAGTTGAATATGTCTGAACGTATTTTTTCAATGGTCTCTGGATCGTCTTGCTCGAGCAGTGTCGAGTAGCGCTTCCAAACAACGTCGGTATACTTATCAACTATGACATTATTCAGAACTCTACCGAGCTCGTTTGATTTGTCAACTAAAATTTGGCGCAATTCGGACTTTGTCACCTGGACTACGCTCCTTCAACAATCTTTAGGCGGTCGTTAAGATCTTGAACAGCCTGTATGAGATACGGCACAATTCCAGCATAATGAACAGTCATCATTGCCTCGCTGTCATACGGCTTTTGAGTGACAAGAGTCGGCGCAAATTCTTTTACTTCCTGCGCGATCACACCGAGTCGCTTTGGATATAGATGAAGGTTTTCTTCATCAAGCATGTCAACTGGATTATAAGAAACAACTCTAAACTTATTGTATGTCGCGTCTAGGTACTCTGCTTCTGCATTGGCAACGTTCATTTTTCCACGTGCATCAGACGCCGTACCAAGAACAGCCCAAGCATTGTTGTCAACAATTCCAATTATGTCTGGATTATCCCAGCGAAGCGCCATGAAGTTTGGAAGTCCTGGCCCGGCCGAAACGTCGTCATACGCAAAGCCCCACCCTTGCGTGACACGAATTCCAAGGTCGCCCCAGGTTCTAATCACGTCAGTAAACAGCGTGCCTTGAGTGCCAATGCTGTCTTCAAAGAGCCAAGAGCTAGTAATGCCAGGCTCTTCAGCGATTATGCCGTAGTACGACATCTTTGTAAGAGTAGATGTCCCGGTGTTTTCGAGCCGCACCGTCCAGGCGGTTACACCGTCTGGGTAGTTAATTGTCGCCTCGTTCGCGCCATAGACAGAATAAAGAGCGCCAGAGTCACTAAGAACTACTTGATTACTTGCTCCAGTGCCAACAACAACCGATGCCGCACCGCCGTTGTCAGCATAAAGATAGATGTTGCCGTTCGGCGACTCGATGCCGTTAGATTGAATGACCCACTGCCCAATTGATCCAGTCGTTGCGATGACCTCGATGCCGGTAAGCGTTCCGACCGTAATGTTTCCGGCGTCAATGTTAGACACGGTAATCACGCTCGCGTCGATAGTTCCAGCAGTAATCTTGTTTGCGCTAAGACTTGCCAGCGCATTGTCGCCAAGAGTAAAACCGACCCAGGTTAACGTAGAAGACGAGTACCGATAGATCTTGTTGTCGTCGTCGGTGTCAAACCACAGGTCGCCGTCGGCGTACGTGCCACCAGTCGGCTGAGTTGTTTGACGGTATACCTTGTTCTTTCCGTTTGCGGTTGCCAGCGCGTTCGTGGCATCGGTTGCGGCATTGTCGATGTCTGTTTCAATTCCTGGGTCAAGGATCTCATAAGTAACGGCGCCTTCGGCAAGTTCAATCGTCGTAACAGCACCAACGTCGATCGATTGCGTCGTCACCGCGCGATCGGCGATTCGAGTCGGCGCAGGCCTGCGGGCCATGCGCTTTACGCGGCGATCAATGCGATTGACATAGTTACTTAGCTTGCGCAGTGACCTGCGCCGATTACTAGCCACGCTTATCTACCTCCCACTCTGTCACCAGGTCAAGAGAAACTGTTTCCGGAAATGACGGATTGTTTGGCACGCTTACCTTAAATGAATCGATTTTTCTAACCAAAACCGTGTCACGAACTTCAAGGTCGCTTGACAATCGCATGCGGATAAACTCGTCATCGGCGATGATCGAGCACCAGTCCCCGGGAGAGTACGAGCCGACCTGCGGGTTGAGCGAGCCGTTTACCGTTACAGTAATGTCAGCCACTGGCGGCCTAAACTCGTTAAGAAAGCGCTCAGCGTGGTTGTACAGCTCGCCTTCGTCTGCGATGTCGCTCTTCTCTTCCTCTTGGTCGAGCAGCGGCCACCCGGCGTCGAGCAAGTCGAGTGCCGTTGCCGCGGCGTATGGTTGACTGATCTCGTCGCCAAGATCGCTTATGTTTCCAACAACAAAAAACCTTGTTGCGGCGTTTTCTGCCGACTCTTTAACAGTGATGTCAACAATGTTGCCTGGGAACTCAAACACAACGCGGTCAGCGCCAAACCTACTTGGAGGAGAGACTTCGCCCGGCGCCGGAGGATTTGGAAAGTTAATTGGAATAAATACAAAAGTTCTGGTAAAAGAACCAGCATTCTCATCAAAGTCGCAGTCAACGCGGTACTCAAACCCGTCAACTGTGTCGGAGTACTCATCCAATTCTTCGCCGACTGACCGCAGTTCATACCCTCTGTACGTCTTGTTTTCTAGGTTTTTATTCGCGTAGCCCGAAGTTGAATAGTCAATTCCAATGTCAGAGTTTGCCGCAAATGACCCGTATGTTGATAGTACGGCCTCGCGCCGCACCGTGACAGTTCCGCTTGCGGCCTCTGTTGAAATTGTCTGCGTGTGAAATGTCGAGTACGTGAATGTTGTTGAAGACGGCGTTGAAACAACTGAAAAACCAGTACCGTCAAATATGTTTGTTGAAATGCTCGGGTTATCGACGCCAGCAATGTTAACAACATCTCCGGGAGATAGGCCATGCGAAGCGCTCGTTGTCAATGTCGCAAGGCCAGTTGTGGTAACATACGCCCGCTGCGCCACCGTAAGTGTTGCAGTAGAGTATGTAAGTGGGCCTTCGTTAGACCCGGTATTGTCAATTGTAAATGACGATGCTGACGGTATAGATGTAATTTCGTACTCTCCGTCATACGCCGCGCTGATATTTCTAATCTCAACTGTTTGCCCAAGAACTGCATCGTGGTCGGTAGAAAGAACCACCGTCGCCACGTTTGACGCGCGAGTAATTGACGATATGAGGTAGGCCGTGCTATCTGCGGGAGTGATCTCGTCATTTGGAAATGCGATGTTGACAAAGTCAACCATCGTGGAGTCGAGAAGTTGCCGCATGTAGTCATACGCGTCGGTCCTCACATAAATTGTCGCCAGCGTGTACGTGCCATTAGGAATGCTCGGAGCTGAAAAAGAAAAGCCGGCCGTTGTCGGAGCTGGACTTGAAAGAACGACGTAGTTTCCATTGTACTGAAAGTCCCCCACTTCATAGAAGACAACCTTTACACTTGAGCCGGCAGGGGCCTCGTAGTCTCCATTATCAAATGTGACTGCGGCAGTACCAGAGGTAACGACGATCGTGGCGCTAAAATCGTGAGTGTACGTCTTCCAGATGTTGCGATGGTAGAAGTAGCTTGTAAACTCAGAGCCACTGATAGTAATTTCCCGTTGTATAGCGTTGTAAGACCTGTCCCAGATGATTCCACCCCACACGCAAACATCATTGCGTACGATGTACACGGCCGTTCTACCGGGCATAGTACTTTCATATGTATTGAATGCCGCTGTTGACGTGAGCACCGGCAGCTTGGCGCTAAAAGATCCGGCGCCTTTTATCGAACGTTCATATGAAACATCGCTAAATGGAAGCTCGGCAATTATTGAATTTGTAAGCAAGTCGGCCGTGAAATACCGATATACAGCCGTTCTTTCATCATAGACTGTCATGTTGTCTACCGTCCGTCATCACTATCCAATCCAACCAGAGCGGTAGTAAACTACCATATTTGCCGCTGCCGTTGCGTCACCATCATCCGTAAACGTAATCTCGTTGTCGCCTGGAGCAAGCACGAGCCAGTCAATCAGCGTGTCGAGCATTGACCGCGTGTCCTCCGTGCTTCCGTTAAACGCAACTTCTTGCTCATACGTGTCAATTTCAAGAACATCGACTGGAATTGACGCCGTTCCGCTCGTAGCCGCCGATGAAATGTTGGCATTTACCTTAGAATATGTAAATGTTGCTGTTGTTGGAGTGCTTAGTATTGTAAATGTTCCGTTGAACACCGCGTCTGTAATCGCAACCGTGACAGAGTCTCCGGCCAAAAATCCATGAGCGGCAGACGTTGTCAGCGTTGCTATGTTGTTTGTAAGCGCTTTATTCGTGACGGTCTTGCTTGTCGCTGCCCGCAGCGGTTGAATGATTGTAAGTTCTTCTCCTGTCGCGGCGTTGTAGATCGAGCCAGGCCCAACCAAAGGCCCAGTGATCTCAAAAATAGCATGAACATTGATGTTTCCATCATTTGTAATTGTTCTAGTTCCACTTTCGCTTGTACTTGTGTTGGCGCCTGGAATGGTTGTAGTGTAGTACCCATCCTGCTGCTCCCAGTTCCAAGCGTACTTGATCGGATTTGGAGCGCGCAGTCCAATGCTAAACTCGGTGCGCCCGCGAGGATTTACGGTCCTGATCGACGGCTTGCCACTTAGCCTAACCCGCGCCGCCTTTGTTGGAACCTCATCAACGTAAAGCCACGCGTTGCTGTACACGAGGCTCGTTGCCTCGATCAACTTGTTGCGCGCGGCTTGAACGTACGACTGGTCGGGAGGAAGAAACACGCCCTCAAGCACGATATCCCGCGCGGCCCAGCGACCGCGCACGTCATACGAGCCGTCGCCCCAGCCTCGGCGCACGTCCTGCATCTCAGGATCTGGATGCTCCCACCAGCCAGAAATGTCAGTGACAACCCACACGACGCCGTTTTCGTCAATCGTGTTGAACACGATGTCGCCGAGTTGTACGTCGGCATTCAACTTCATTCCAGTAAAGATCGGCGGTGGAAGCGGCGTCAGCGACGTGCGGACAGTTGTCGTCTCGTATCCCTGAGAAAAGTCGTCGGTGTAGATCTTTATCTGCGAGGCCTGCTCGAATAAGACTCCATCGATCAAGAACTTTTTTAAGTTAGTTCCTGCCGTCGGCTGAATCACCGAGACGAGCGCGGCAACCGCCGTTGCCGGCGCGGTTCCAACCTTTCCAATTCTTACCCAGTCGGAGCCGGGGTCGAGCGTAACAAGCTCGCTCGTTGTTGACGTGATCAAACTTCCTCCGCTTAGCGCGGTGTACCAGTCAACCTTGATTCTGATCGAGCCAGACTGTTCCGCTGCGGGTATCTTGATGTACGCCGACACGGCGTACGAAGAGCTTTGAGTAACCGCAACTCTGCTCGAGATCACTGCGCCTGAGTTTGTTGTGTTTGCCTTTGTGATCTGGAGGCATGCGCCGCCAAACACGTAGTCAGATGTAACTCTTGCCACCGTCGCGCTGCCGGTTCCAGTCCAACCAGTGGCGTTCGTCTTAAACGACGGGTTAGAGATTAGGTTTACTCGAGCGATGTTTTCTGGAGATGTCATACGGATCCTGCCCTAAGTTGAAATGCAAGCTGTCGAGAGATCAGCGCGGCAAGCTCGCGCTCGTCCATTCCAGGCGACGGATAAACATTCATCGTCACTCCACCACCTTGGCCGCCAGAAAGAAGCTTGATCATCGCCTTGTCGCGCTTTGAGAGACCGTCCTCATCGAGCGGCTCGACGCGCTCTGGTCGGCCGGCCTCGCCAATCCGCGCGAGCACGCCGCCTGGAGTTGCTGGAATAACGCCGCCCTTGGCAAGTTGGACAGGGTTGATCCTGTCGATCGGTGGAATATCTTTTCCGATCTTTACAGCGTTTGCACCCTTGATTAGTAAGTTAATTCCGTCGATCACAAGGTTCAGCGCTCGAACAATGAAGTTTACAACCGCCGAGAGGCCGCTCTTGAGACCGTCCCACATTCCACTGGCCAGCCGCGAGATCGTGCCTCTAAGTCCGCTGATGAACGGTAAGATGTAGTTCTTCCAGAACCCACTTACGGCGCCCCACACCTTTGAGATTCCCTCGGACAAAAAGTTCCAGACCGGTGCGCCGACCTTTTTGACCAACCCAACAACAAACGAAACATACGGCATAATGACGTTGTCCCAGACAAACTTGACGCCCGACCAAACGAGCTCAAGTCCTTTCTTGAGCCAGTCCCACACAGTTGACAGCACCGCCGTGACGATGTCAATGTAGAACTTGACTCCCTCAACGATCATGTCCCAAATGACCTTCACCGCTTCCCAAGCAACCTTAAGAACTTCATAAATTGGCTTCCAAAGAATTAGCAAGATTCCAGCAACAATTTCAACATACGTCTTAAGAATCACGAATATGACGTCCCACACGACCTTGACTGCTTCCCAAGCGACCTCAAACGCGGCCGAGAGCGGCTTCCACATCGCCGAAAGGAAGTCTCCGATCTTTTGCCCGACTATCTTGATCACTTCCCAGGCGGCCTCAAGGCCGACCTTCATCGCGCCCCACACCTTGTCCACGAGCTCGCGGAACCAATCAAACTTTTTGTACATCACGACGAGGATCGCGATAAGCGCAACAATTCCAGCGATCCACCACGTGATCGGGCTCATAAGGAACTTTGAGTTTAGAATTCCTTGCGCGATTGATGTCTGCTTAAGCGCTGCTCCGAAGGTCTTTAACTGTCCCGGTATGGCTACCATTGCCGTACTGAACTTTGAGAATCCAGTCTTGACCTTGTCAATCCTTGTAGGAATGCTCTGAAGCGTCTTTCGCATGTTCTTGATGTCGCCGTCGATGTACTTAATTACCTTTTGTCCGACCTTGCCGAGGCGCCCAAACGCGAGTCGCGCAGCGTGAATTACCGCGACAAACTTAAAAACTTCTGCGACAACTGGCACGTTAAAGAACGTTGTCAGTGCGTGCATTGCCTTGCTAAGAATGTCAAAGAACATTCTTATACTGCCGGACTCCAAAAATGTCGCCGTCATCTCCAAGAACTTGCCGACAAACTCGGCGAATTTTGCTCCTCCAGCGATAAGCTCTGGCATCTTGTCGATGATTGCGTCAACACCTTTTCCGACATTTTGCATCGATCCCTCGAGCGACCCGTCTCCGCCGGCGCGCAGAATTGCCTCAACTACCTTTCCAAAGATTCTTAAAATCTCTTGAAATCCGCGCCAGGCGGTTTGAAAGTACTCTTGCAGCTTTCCGCTAGCGAGGTGCTTGGCTGTAAAGTCTTCAAATCGCTGTGAAAGGTTGATGAACCAATCCATCATCGTTTGGCCGGCGCCGCCCTCTCCAGCAATTGCCTTTCCAATGTTGACAAACGCGCCGACGATGTTCCCGATGATGTCTCCAAATCCGGCGGCGATCTCTCCCGACCTGTTGAACATGTCAGTCAAGCCGCTGATATTTCCCTCGGCATCTTTTGCCCAGCCACCGGTAAGGTCTCTAATCCAATCAGTAAACTTGCGAATCACCGGGTCGGCGGCAGCAAGTAGCGCCGAAAACAGTCTTGCGATGTTTCCAACGATAATTCCCATGTTTTCAAGAACATAGTTGTTTGTGTTCATGTTCTTTTCAAAGTTCTTAATGAAGTCCGGCGTCGTAATCGCCTCGGCAAAGTCTTTTGACGCCTTACCGAGCGCGATACCCGTATCCTTCATCTTTCTTTCGATTACCGGGAAAAGCTTTGTCATGACGAGGCGGATCGCGTCCTCGAGCGCTGGGAGCAGCCCTTGACTTACGGCTAACTTTAGGTCATTAATTTTTGGCTTTAGTCCGGCAAGAAATCTTGCAAATTCTTTTTGATACTCGTTCAGTCCGGCAAACGGATCTTCTCCGCCTCCGCCGCCTTTTCCTGCCTTTGCATCTGCAAGTTCTTTATCGGCAAGTAGCTTGGCGTCCGTTGCGCGGTTTACTTCGCGCCGAGCCAGAGCCTCTGCTTCAATTGCATCAAGAACGGTTTTTGAGTTATCAATCTGTTCTTGTCTATTAAGCTCGCCGTTTCTGGTCGCTTTATTAAGATCCATATTAAGATCATGTACGCTGCTGCGCGCGCGACGCAAGTTAAGATCTGCCTCTGCGTACGCAAGCTCTGCTTCTCGGCGTGCGCGAGTGTTTGGTGGAAGATCTTGCACACGAAGCAGAGTTTCTCGCGCTTTTTCAAGCTGAATCACCGCCCGCTTTTCATTTATGCCGGCATCTTCAGTGTCATATTTTAATTTTTCAAGTTCGCGTCGAGCTTGTTCATATGACTCATTTAAAGCATCTCGTGCTTTTTTAGCTCGACTCATTGCATCGTCGTATCTATCTTGCGCCGCAGTTGCGGCTCGCAAAAGCTGTGGCATTCTGTCAATTCCACCGCCTGGCTTAGTTAGAGAGCTGACGGCCTTGCCGATGCCGCTAAAAGCAAGCTTAAATCCAACCATTCCTTGTATCGCTGCAGTGATTGCGCCGCCAAGAACGATAAATGACGGAACCGCTGCCGCCGCTTGAAACGCAATTACCGACAATCCAGAAGCTACTGCGCCAAGAACAGGAACGAGTAGGCCGATTGCGCCCTGAAGATAGTAGCTTCTTTCAATCAGCCTGTTGATCTGTAGGTAGGTCTGTATAGAGTCGTCGCGGACTTGTCTAAACCCGGAGCTCGCACCGCGGCTAAACGAAGAGCCAAACGACCGTCCAGCAGTGCTGAACCTATCTTCCATGTCGTCAAGGAGGTCTTGAATCTGCTGCTTAAAACCGGTTGTTATCGCGTTGACAACGATGTACGCGCTACCGACTACCATTAGTCATCACCTCCTTCCATCATGGTCATAGTGTCTACGTCTATTCTAAAACATCTACAACTACCTGAGTGGGGCATCCAGCGCGCGGCCGAACGGCAGCGGCGAATCCTCATCTGGCAGCGACGGCGAGATAAACGGCTTTGTTGCGCCAGAGCGCTCAAACGGGTCTATCGGAACTGGAGTATCGTCGATGTCTTCGATCGGAGGATCAATACTTTGCGCAGTTCTTGATCCGGAGCTTTCATAGGCATACTTGTACTCAGTTTGGTAAAACTCACGATAGATGGTTTGCCTAAACTTTCCCTTAGCCTCGAGCATCTCACCAGACGCCGAGCCAATCGTGTCTTCTTCAAACAAATAGTGGATAAAGTCAAGCGCATCCGACGCGTCTAGTTCTCGGATGTCAACGCCAAGAGATATTGCTTTGCCGTTGACATACGGCCAGAGATCAACTGCCCAAGCTAGGAAGCTGCTGGCCGTTGTGTAGGGCGGTCAGAATACTGCTCAACGAGCCACCCAACAATCTCGCTCAACTGCTCAACATCAACAATCTTGTCGTCGCTCTGGACAAGTGCATCAAATCGCGTGTAGCTTTCTGGAACAAGAACAAGTTCAAAAAACTTATTGACAATTGCGGCTGCCTCGCCTGGATTGTCTTGTGCGGATGACTTTGAAACAAGATCGAGCAAGACGCGGCCCTGCATCTTTGGCTTACACGAAAACTCTTCACCGTGAAGCTTAAACGAAAGCGGCTCTGCTGGCTTGTCTTGATTTCCAGAACCAAAATCCCTAAATCTTGCCATACGTGTTTCCTCCGTACTTTGTAGTGTTTGTCGTCGCTATCCTACCACATGCAAGAAAGTCGTGAGGTATCTATTCGGTCGTGTTCCAGGATGAATAATTTGTCGGGTGTAGACAACTCTTCCTTTTGCTGAAAACCTAAGAAATCCACCGCTATCTGCTCTAATAATGTGCGGTCGAGATCCTTCATGGTGAACGTAAGCGTACGGAAGTGGCGAACCAATCGTCATCTTTTGCCCGAGTCGAGTCGGTTCTTGCGTAAGTCCGATCGACGCAGCAAGTCTTCCTGTTTTCTTTCCAACCATTGATTTTGCCAAAGCAACAATCTCGACGCCGCGAGAAAACATGTGCCGACCCACATCACCCGTGGGATCTTTTAGCAAATGAAACAGTGCTGGCTCGTTCCAAACAACTATCGCTGCCACTATGGAACCGCCATCGTCAGCTGCATCGTTACAAGTTGAAATCCACCTTCAGGCGGCGGCACATCAACCGTTGCGATCGTTCCAACGCCAAAAGTGCCTGGCTCCCACTGGTCGAGAATGTTGATTGACTGCATAAGAACCCACGCGTCTACGGCAGAGATCTCGGCGCCTTCAGAGATCTTTTCAGCAGATGGCGGTCGACCATTTACGCCAACAACAGGAATTTCTCGAGCGATCACGACGGTCATTACGGCGCTTCGAGGCATGTTGCACTTTTGCGGTGTGGACGCTTGATCGCCAGGTGCACCGAGGTAGAGCTGAACGAGCGATACGGATAACTGCTCACAATCGACCGCTACCTGGCCGGTGTTCCAGTAGCGCCTGTTCGGCAGCGGGACGTTGTATGACTCGAAGACAGAGACAACCGTGTCAAGAACATTTTGAAGAAGGTTTTTAACGTTAAGTGCCTCTTCCGAGACATCCGCGATCGACGTGATGGCCATGGCTAGTCGCCGATCGTAACAATTGGATTCAACTGAGGCGTTGACATGCGGATTCTCAGGTTTCCAGATGCTACGTATACCGTCTCAATTTGTCCTTCATACTCGATGCTTGGTCGTGACGCATACATATCCCACGTGCCAGGATCAACAAGACCGACAATTGCAAGCGCGTCTTCGTATTGAACGTTGACTTGCACCGCGTTTTCTTCATCAAGAAGCAGCACCGATCCCTCACCAAGATCACGAGACTTTGTGTTTGACCAGTCGTTAATTGTAATCTTTGGAACCCAACCGGTGCCGTCGAGCAGCCACCACGCGTTGAGGTAATCGTACGTAATCTCAACGAAACCGTAGTTGCCGTCAGTGATCGTGATGTCTTGAATTGACTTGACGAGCTTGTCGTCTTTTGGCGTAAGCCGACGAGCTCTTCCGAGGTCTGGACTAAACACTCGAGCACGGTTCTTTGCGTTGTCGGGGTTTACCGACTTCAAGAACATGTCAACAAAGTAGATACCGGTGCGACCCTGAGCGACAAACTCTTGAGGATCAAGAATGGTGTACGAGACACCCTGCCGAGCAATGCTCGTCACGCGCTGCGGAAGCTCGCAGTCCTCGCCGGCCCACATCTTACAAAACTCGATCGCGAGCATTCTTGCAGCCATCTTTCCCATCGCTGGAGCCTCGACACCGTACGTGTACGTAACTTCTACGTTGCATGGCCTCCACGGTACGCCTCGAACTGGCTGAATGACAGAGTGATCGGAGAGGTAGTAGTAGTTTGGATTGATGATCTCGCCGAGGTGGTCGCGAATTGCGTGTACCTTTGTCACCGGCTTTCCACGCAAACGCAGACGAGATCCCGTCGTGATTCCGTCTGAAGCCGTTTCGTAAAAGTCATAGGCTGTAAGCGGAATGTTCTGCACGTCGCCGTTGACGAGCGCTGCCGTCGTTGTCCCACGAGCAAGACCGTAGTTGTGCCCGCGAGTTGCACAAACATACCGCTCAGTTACTGTTGTTGCGCCGCTGTACTTTCGACCAGACAACTGAAAAAGAAGTTGAGATGCGACCTTTGCGGCATCATACGAAAACTCTGTGTCTGAGTAGCTGCCAAGGTCGGAGGTGCTTACCCAGAGGTTTGTCATCAGAATTCCTTGTCTGTTCGGCGCTCGTAAGTGAGCGTGGCGCTTAAGTACATATTACTACGAGCGCCACGCTCAGATTACGAAAACTACGAAGTCGGGTCCTCCGTAGAGGCGATGATGAAGTCAATCGCCTCATCAGCGTTGTAGTTGGTGTTACCAGGGACGTTGTATGCGGTCGTCGAACCCTGCGACGTAAAGTCTGTAACTGCCCAACTGTTTGCACCACAGAAGACTGTTCCAGAGTCTACAGCTGACGTGATCGTGCCGCTCGTTGTTGTGGTGTACGTGAACGTTGTTGTTGACGGAACCGTTGCAATTGTCCACGTGCCGTTAAGCGCCGCGTTTGTAGATGCTGACACTGTGATTTCATCTCCCACACGGAGGCCGTGAGCTGTTGATGTTGTGAGTGTAGCTGTTGAGCCAGTGCGTGCGCTGTTTGTGATTGTCTTGGTGATGTCACCATGCCACTCGTAGAAGCCCTTGCGGCCTGTCGGCGCCCACGAGGCGCGAGCGTACGAGTACGGACGCTCTGTTGCCAATGGGAATTCCCAACGCTCGTCGAGACCGCTGCTGAACAGTGAGTTTCCGATGCTGTAGCCCTCAAACGTGCTGGCGAGCATTCCGTTCTCGATCACACGGTCACCCGACTGACGCATACGGCAGTATGGGAAGACCCAGTGGAAGTATGGAAGTGTTGCTGCGCGCTTGCCGTCCTTGACAGCGAACGACCAGCACTCAATCGCGACGCCGTTACCGGCTGGATCGTCGCCGATACCCGGCGATGACCAACCGATGCTCTTACGATCTGGCGAGGCGTATGTTCCGAGGTTCTTGCGAAGCAAGAGACCGCCGGACACCAGCTCTGTCAGTTCAGGGTCCGGCTCGCAGATCGCGAGCTCCATCGTCACGCGCTTAAGCGTGTCGGGGGCCTTGTATGAAACGCAGATGACGCCGTTTGCCGACTTTTCTGTAATTTCATCGCCCTCTTCGTACTCAGGCGTGAACGAGATTCGCATGAATGCGCTCGTTGTGTAGCTGTCGCCTGGGTTGTTAAGCAGGTTGCCAGAGGCATCAAGACGTGTAACGCGAATCGACACGCCTTGGATACTTGCTGCGTAATCTTGTGTTGCCATTTGGACTTTCTCCTTGGTTACTCGTGTCTATTCTACGACGTCAGATCAACCCTGACAGCGAGATGAATTGTTGTGTCAAAGTAAACCGCCGCTGGGCGAATTGCCTTGAGCTTCATGTCATTTTGGTTTCCGCTGACGTCGTACGCCTGGCCGTTGTTGTCGTTGACAACGTCGACCTTTCCGACGTACACCTTTACACTTCCGGTGCCGTAGATCCACTTGTTTCCATCAGTGGCCGTGGCTCCCGTAGCGCCAGTCGGGCCGGTGCCGGAGTATCCAGAACCGATGACAACGGGCGTTCCAGCAACAGTTTCGATGCGGCCGTCTTCCTTGTGAAAAAGCATGTAGCTTGCTGAAAGAAGACCGGCGACGTCTCGCGTCATGTGAATGACACCTTGCTCTCCACATGGAGACGTTGATCCAATCTTGTAGTCAAGAAGCGCGAGCGCGCGGGCTGCTGTAAGCGCTGTTCCACTGTTTAAGATTGTCGCGGACGCTGCAGCCAAAGCGATGTTCTCGTGTGACTCTCCCTCGCGAACCGCGCCGTCCCAGAGCTCTTGCTCAATTGCTTTTTGCGTAACGCCCTTGATCTGGCGCGAGATGCGGTCAAAACGATCAAGAGCGGTGTAACCAAATGTTGAAATCTGTTCTTCTACTTCAATAAAGAACGGCTTAATTTGCGTGTGACGCGTCGGTGTCGCGTCGGAAGCAACGGTCGATGACGTCGTGTCGGTGTCGTCCCAATTTTTTGCGGAGTAGATGCTTGTGTCCCACTCCTGCGCAAACGTGCGAATCCACCGATCCTCGTCAGCAAGAGTGTTCGGTGTTGGCTTGGCTACTGAAAATAGACCGTAGTCGGCTGGCTCAATTGCCGGTGCAACTACAACTCCATCCTTTGGAAATGCCATCTTTCGCCTCTAAGTTCCTCGTGTGTTTGTTTTGTATTGGAGGGGTCCGTTTCCAGACCCCTCCACTACAAATTGCTTGCTGCTACTAAATGGTTTAGTACTCGATAGCAGCTGCGGTTGCGCCACCAGTGGTGTCACGGAGGGCTGCTGCCACACCGTTGACCGAGATGGTGGATGTGACGACGAGTGACTCGACGCCAACCTTTGCGATGCCCTCGAAGGTCTCAACGAACATCTTGTAGTCGTTGGTGCCAACGAGCGAAGAGTCGCGGATGATTCCAAGGTCCAAGGTGCCACCGTCGAGGAAGAGGAATGTTCCCTCCGCGAAGATGTACCATGTGAATGTGTCCTGGAACTCGTTGAGTGCCGCGGAAGCCGACTGGCTGCCGTAGACATTCAAGTCGTGCGAGTATGTGATGTCAACGCCGCGAGCCGCGAGGTAGCCATCGATCTCACCAGTTGCATTCATTGTGGAGTCGCCAGGCATTGCCAATGTGAGGTCGGCAACCATCGCGTCCTTGATCCAGGCTGGAGCGATCACTCGCAGCTTCTGGTCTGGGGACAGACGGTGACGGCTACGCATTGCCACTGCAGCGCGACCAACCTGAACGAGGAAGTCGCGAGCAACGCCGATGAGGCTTGTTGTCGTGACGGCCGTCGAACCGGATGTCAACTTGCCTGCGAGATACTGCTCGGCCTCACGGGCGTGCTGGATAAGAGCAAGCTCGTTGTGGCGGGCAATCAACTCGGGGTAGGCGCGTGTCATCAAGTTACCGAACTGCAACTGCAGCGTGACAGCGTCTGTGGCGACTGTTGTCTCGGTTGCGGCTGTGATGGTAAGGCTTGACTTGGTGTCTGTGCCCGGGTCTGTATCTGTTGCGTTTGTCCAGACGCCAACGGCATCGCCGTAGCTGCTCAGCACCGGCGGCAGGATGTAGCGGATACCGCCACGGTCTGCAGCAAAGCGCGGGAGCGAGTCGCGGATCGGACGGTCCGTTGTTCCGAAACCGAAGATGTCATACTTGACCTCAAACGGTGCGGAGTGGCCACCCGAAGCGACGAGCGCCTCTGGCGATGCAACTGCCTTGATCTTGGCGACGTTGCTGTCTGTGTCCTGTGTAAGAACACGGGACTCTGGGTACTTGGTGGTGATGGAGGCAACGATGTGCTGCTCGCCGTCGCCGCCCTTGACACGGCGCAGGCCGTGCAAGCGCGAAGCCATGGCTTCAGCAATTTCGTTTGCATCCTTCATCTGTGCACCGGCCGTGTATCCAGGGATGTCGGCACCGGCTGTGATAACAGTTGGTGCTTCTTCCTGCTGGAGCGGACGACGGTCGGCTGGAACTTGGATTTCGACTTCCAAGTTCGCATTGTCTGCCGCGGCAGTCATGGTTGCCTCCTGGGCTTCCTGCTCTTGTGGAGCATCTGTAATTTCTGTTGATGTGCTTGCTTCAGCCTCAACTGGTGCCTCAACGGCTGCATCGGCAACTGCCTCTTCCGCGACTGCGGCTTCGGTTGTTGCTTCTGGAGCTACTGCTGCATCTGCTGTTGCTGTTCCTTGTGTGGTCGAAAGTTCAGAACCTTCTACTGCTTCGGCGGACGCCTCCATCGGCATTTCCTTCTTCTCCATTTCTGGAGCCTCGGGAGCCTCTTCCATCGGCATTTCGGCCTCTGGCATCGGCATTTCCTCTGGTGCTTCTTCCATGTCGCCCTCTGCCTCACCCTTAACCCGCATCGCGGCCTCGGCTGCGCGTGCTGCGAGCTCTTGTGCAAGAGCTTCACGACGCTTTGCCTCGCCACGAACCGTGTCAAGCATGTCCGCAAGTTGCGTCATAGCATCCACTGATTCTGTAGTTGGCTCTTGACCCTCGACCGTCTCGAACTCAGCGACGATTTCAGCCTGAAGCGCGACGATCTGGTCGTCGGTCAAGCTATCGATCGTGTCGAGTTGCTGTTTGATTCGGTCCACTGTCCCTCCTCCGGGATCAGTCACGATAGACTACCTGTAAGTCTATCTAGGGCTTCTGTCCATAGAGAGGGACTCTGTCACGACGTGCAGAGGCACTCACCTATAGAAGACAATAACATGATTATAAATGTCTTATGTCAGTAGCCTGAGAAGCTTGCTCATCTCAGACGAGACCTCGCTCTGAGAGTAGACGTCGCTTCCAGACTTATAGCTTCGAAGCGACTTTGTCGCCTCGTCCGCGTCCTCTTTTCCGATCTTTGCCTCAACCTTGGTGATCATGTCGTCGATAAGATCCTTGAGAACCGGCGGCAGGTCGCTGAAGCGAACCTTATCCGTTTGCTCTGAGAACGGAAGTGGAAGGTTTGAGATCACGGTTCCCAACAACTGCGCGGCTTTGCGCACGTTTTCAAGGGCAGTTGCGTCGAGCGCGCCGCTATCAAGGCGAGAGATAAGGTCAATAAGCTCCGCTGAAGAAGCCGCTGCCTGCTCGTAGTTTCCAGCGTTCACGAGGGAGTCGGTGGCCTCAATCTTATCGATGACGCCCTGAAGACCGCTCTCTCCGAGGTTCTGCTTCAACCGAGCAAGCACTTCGCGGAACTTTCCCTTGACATCTCGGGGCTGATTTACGCCGGAAATGTACTTTGCCTGCCGCGTAGAAACTGCTTCTGGATTTGCCTTAACTTCACTCACTTCTGTCGGTATCATCGGTAAGGCCGCTAAAAGCCCCTCCTTGGCCGAGGCCACACGGGCGCGAAGCTCTTCAATCTTGCTGTCTCTTGAAGCTTTTTCTGCGGCCGCGCTTTCTGCCGCGGCCTTGGCCGAGGCGACTCGCGCTTGGATGTCGTCAACTACCTCTTCGTCAATCAGTGACGCGGTCTTCCACTGCTCTGGAATGAGCTCTGACTGCTTGAGCCCGCGAGCGCGCTTCATGATGTGGCGGCGAACGGCGGCACGCTTTGACGGCTTTGACCGTCCGTATGCTTGAATCGCGTCCTTAAGCTCTTCAACATTGCGGATCGGATACGAGCCGTCTGGAAGCGCCTTTCCTTCCTTGGCAAGACGGTCGCGCATCGTCCTCGGCATGTAGCCAAAGGTGTCGTAGTCAAATGACGAGCGAATTCGATTTGAAAGTTCTTCGGCCTTCGCCACAAGCTCTGGATTCTCGGCCTGGCGCTTCTCGAGGCGCTCGACGCGAGCAGCAAGCTCTTGCATCGGATCTTCTTTCATCTGCGCGAGTGGCAGTGCACCGGCCGCAACGAGCGCGTAGACCTGGCCAGATGCAACGCGGGCGCGAGCGATCGGGAACCCTGGCACGTTGACCTGGCAAACTGCCACAAGCTCAAGCGCGCCGTTGATCGGGCGCCAGTCGCCTGACGGAGCAGACGCACGGAGCGCGCGGATCTGCTCTGGAGATGCGTTTGGTCGAAGTGCACCGGCAACCCAGATGCCAAACTGGTCTTCACCCGCGTGAACATCAGCGATCGCCGAGCCAGTGTCGTCGTAGTGACGAGCCGCCTCAACAGCACTTGCCTCCAGTGACGCGTGGCCGCCGGCAAGTGTCAATTGTCCGACCGTGTAGTCCTTGCCGTCATCGGCGCGAACAACACCGGTGTGGAAGTACGCGTAGCCAGTGCGGCTCTTTGGCGCTCGCGTCCCGCTGCGCATTCCGATGTGGTCGGTCTGCCACGACGCGATGTGTCCGAACACTCGGCCGTTGTCATCAACGGTAAGCGGTGTAGGTCCAGAGAGCCCTGGATTTTCGAACCAGTGCGCAGGTGGAACCGTCGGGATTGCGCCCGCGATCATTCCACAGGCCAGAAGTGCGGCTGCCTCAATTGACGCAATGCCGTCGCCGTCTTCAATATAGACGCCGTCTGGTAGATTTTCCATTGGTTCCTCCTGCATATCGTCAGGTTCAACAGTATCCTCCAAGTAGATCTTGCATTCTTCAAATGCAGGCTTTGGAACGATTGTTACTGCCATTACACGTGACTTTGTGATTGTGATCTTGTCTCCGCCGATCTTCTTTTTCTCGTCGGCTCCTGCTTCGTCTTTTGCGTCTTCGCTGGCCTCAAACTGGTCGAGGTCAGCAGAAACTCCACGGATAAATCCGTCACGGACCATGCGCTCCGCTTCTTTACCGTAAGCGCTTGTGTCAAACACGCCGTGAGCGTTTCCAATTCCACCATCGATACGCTCCATGTGGTCAATTCGCCCGACGACGACCGATCCAGTATGCCCGTCGGCCGTCTTGATCTGCCAGAGCAGCGGAAGAGGAAGTTCTCGAACTGTTATTGCGCCTTTCTTAAACTTTCTGCCATCTCCAGACTCGACGCCTTCTGGAATAACGAGCGGGATCATGAACTTAGCGCCGCGCCTAGGAGCATCTGCAGACGCCATAACAACTCGACTCCTTGCCTCTTGCATCGCGGCACGGTTGAAGAGCATGTTGAAAATCTCCTCTTCGCTGCGAAGTACATCGCCGCTGCCTTTGATGATGTTTGCGTTTTTCTTTCCGACATTGTACTTGCTGCCAGGCCAGACTCCGGTTGCCTCCTTGTGGCGCAGTGAGCAGTATCCCTTGGCGCGCGGACCCATGTACTTCATCAACTGACGATAGCAACGTGTCCAGTCGCCCGGCGTGTTCCAACGAATCTTCAACGCACCGCGGCCGTACAGCCAGTAACGACGAAGCTTTTCTGCCTGACCTCTGTTGCGATCAAGTCCACCTTCAACACCGACCGCAACGAGAGGATCTGGAGTTTGCGCTGAAAAGTCTTCAACGGCTTCTTCAACCGACGCGTATTTCTTGGTTTTCTTCTTTTGTTGATGTGGAAATACCTCATACACCGGCTGTGCCATAGTGAGCTCTTGCTCTGTCTTCTTTGCACTCACCACGCCGTCAGGAATAAGCGCAAACCGGCAGTATCCGCCTGGTTCAACGGCGGCCGCAACGATCTTGCACGAGGAGCCTCCCTCATACAAAATGCAGTTTGCACACGTAATTCCCCACTCTTTCTTTTCGTTTTCAGCAGCGGTCTCGTACCCGGCCCAAACACCAGTGTCGTCGCTATTGAACTTGCCGTACTTTTCGGCAATTTCAATCAGCGCATCTGCAAGGTCGCGCTCTTCTGGAACAACAATTCCGGCAGCAGTGATTGCATAATAGGCTGATGCGGTTGTCGTCCCGTCAACTTGCGAAAGAACATCTAAAAAGTCCTCTCCGTGCAGCGGAACCACAGGTGGTGGAGTCGGTGACGTAAGGTCGCTAAGGATCTTGTCGTCCTGAACCCACTTTTGGTCAACGCGCTTGAAGACCGCCGGTTGCGTTGAGTGCGTTCCCGCTGGAATAAGCGAGACCAGGTCAAAAACAGCGGCAGGGTCGTCTGGCGAAACAATCGCCATGTACATCGGCTGAACGTCAGATGTCTCTGGCGTAAGCTTTTCACCGATTCCTTTGTCCTTTGCTCCTGTTTCTTCAACAACCTCTTTAATTGTCTTCCTCGGCGAGGCAGACGCCATAAAGCTTGCTGGGTTGTAATACAGGTTGTAGATCGGCTTCTTCTTGAAGATGTCCCTAAAAAGAGGGTGCTCGCGAAGGTCTCCCTTGATTTGCTTTACTCCAGAGATCTTTTCACGCTGCTTCATGTACGACTTTGCGTACGCGTCAACTTCTGCGCTAATCTGCTCTTTTGACTTTGCAGGAGGCGGCGTGTACTGCTCGGCAAGGCCGGCCTCGCGCTGTTCCTTTACCCACGCCGGGTAGTTGTAGATGACCTGTCGCAATTGATCAGATGTCAGCGGCGGCAACGTGCCCGGGATGCGCGCGTTTGGCATCGTCATCGGCGTTCTTGGCATTCCAAGAATTCCAGACGTGTCGAGCGGCATTCCCTCCATTGGAGCAGTTGATGGACTTGAGGCGACAGCGTCTTCGACAGCCTGCGTCTGCGCGCCTGGAACGCGAATAGATTCTCCAGAGTCCATCTTTACAGTGACGCTCTGCGTTGCTGGATCGAGCCCGGTGATGTTCCCCTGCTTCGACAAGTCTCCGCCGATCGCAACACGCGAACCCATCTGTGAAAACTTTCCACTCCTGTCACGAACCTGCCTTCGGGCATTTGCAGAACGCTCTTTTGGAGTATACACTCCATCGCCAGGGTTTACTGATCCGTCTGCGGCCGGCTCTCCTGCGGCGACAACGGCCATGTCTGCAATTGTCCAGTCGATTTCGTTGAGTGCAAGTGACACAAGCTCGGCCTCGTCTGGATACAAGTCATACACGCCGATCGCGCTGAATGGATTTTCTTGGAAATACGCCGAAAGAATCAATGCCGACTCTGGGTCAATTGGAATGTGGACCTTTTCAACGGTGTCATACGGGTCATCGAGCGACTTGTCGTACGTTGAAATGTCGCTATCGACATGGCCTAGGTCATCCCAGCCGTGAGCATCCCACACGTGAACCTTGCCGCTAAGATCAACCATGTACAGTCGATCAATCGCTCCGTGGTCCATTCGAACACGCGCTACGAATTCCGGCGCGCTTCCGTCGTTTAGTTCTTGTGCAAGCTTAAATGCGCTGAGGTCGGAGATATAGCTAGGAGCAGTTTCAAAGTCATCATAGTACTCTTCATCGATCTCGTAGCCGCCAGCGCGCACTCCCTTTTTGTTTTCGCGTTCGACGATCTGCCGTGCCCATCGCCACGCCGCGTCTCCACCCCAAAGTGCCCAGGCGATGCGCCCCGCTGACGGGAAGCCGTCGTCGCCTGGCTTGTAGCCCTTGCCTTTCTTGTCAACTTCGTGCCGTGGAAAGTACTTTGCGATGTGACGAACCTTCTTAATGCCGATCTGTCCACCGTTCGCAAGAATTCGAGCGCTGTTTACGCCGACCGGAGTTCCACCACGCTTGTGCTCTTTGCGCCACTCAAGTCCGCGCTTGGCCTCCTCTTGGGCCGCCTTCGGGATCGTGTACATCCTCGCCGACGCGGTAATTGTTGTAATGCTTAGGTCAGCAAGAGCGCCAGACGCAAGCTCTTGCACGACGGCCGGTGCCTTTTCAGATGGCTTATTCCACGGCTGTATGTGAGAAAGCTCACTAAGCTGTCCGACCTCTTCGACTGTGTTTGTTGTCGAGTCAATAACAACGGCCATGTTGCCGTCGGTAAATAGGAAATAGCTTCCGCGGACGCCAGAGAAATTGATCATCAATTAGACACCTCTGTTAGATTGTACTTTATCTTTGACGGGGCCACCAGCGACCCAGGCGTCGCAAGTGCGCGATGCGGCGCACTTAAAATCAAACGCCTCGCAATACCCAAGCTCGGCCGTATCGATTGCGTCCCAGGCGCTCTGCTCTCCAGATCCACCTTGCTCGAGGCCAGACGCGATACAGCGCCGCATTTTATTGGTAATTATGAATACCGCGCAATTTCCGCACAGGCTTTGCTTTGCCTCTTCGACAGGCACCGACCACATCTCGGCCTTTTCCGACCAAAATTCTTCGTTTGGAAGCGCTGGATTTAGCGGCCCATAGCCCGCCGAATCAATTGCTTTTTGCCTATTCTTTAGGTTCAAAGAAATGTCACTAGTTGCTGGCGGGCAGTCTGTCGGCGCAGGAACTGCGGCCGCAGCGAGCATCGTGCTTTGGTCGTTTTCATACGGAACCTTTTCAGCACCCGTCATCTCGACTGCGTCGTAGTAGCGAATAAAGCTCACGTCAACGTCGTAGTTGAACAGGTCCTCGTCCTCGATGTCACGAAAAAACGTGTCATTCAAAGGTGCCCAATTTCCGTTGTCGCGAACGAGCGTGCGCTTCTTTTCGTCACTGACGAGAATCAGGTAGTGCACGTTTTCTTCACGGTCGACCAGGGCGTAGAGCTCGTCATTTTCTCCAAGCTTAGACGGCCAAATGCCAATGCTGCCAACTGTTTCTGCCATGTTGATTATGCTCTTTTCTTTGACGTCGGTGTATCAGAGTCGCGACGCGCTCTAATTCTATACAATCTTCCCTTGCTCTTGAATCTAATCTCATTTCTATCATGATCGACAATAAGAGACGTGCCCTCGTCAAGCCTAAAGTAGCCGCCTCCAGTATTGTCGGTCTCAATGCTGACGCCTGACCTCTTGATCGTGATTCCGTCCTTGTCGAGCGCAACCTCTGGAGAGACACGGTAGACGTTGCGAACGCGCCCGGCGAGTGGTCCGTCGAGCGGCTCGAGAACTACCTGCTCTCCGAAGACGCTTACAATGCTCCCAGTCATCATGAGCTCGTCGTAGCTGCTAAAGATTGATTGCTTATTTTCGGCGCTCGAGGTAAGCGGCGTGTCTCTATCAAGTCCGAGGATCAAGTTTCGCGCCGCGAAGATCGCGTCAGCAACCTTGCTCCTAAGAGACACTCCATCAACCATTATTCCACCGATGTCCGACATATACAGCGCGAATAGCTTATTGTATTCAATCGCGTACTCACGAATTGCCATGCTTTTTGTGGTCGAAGCCCGAATGCCTTGAAGAATCTTCTCGATGTAGTCAACGTACGACTGCGGTGACGCGTCGCTTGGCGCGTCTGCCGCCAAGAACCCGGCGCCAGCAGACTGCCCGGCGGGGACAAACGCTTGGTCTGTCGCTTTTCCTGTGCTTACATTGCTAAGCGACTTTCCGGTAGATTTTCCAATAAACGGGTATTTCCGGCCTTCTTCGCTCTGATCTCGCGAAATCTGGTCAAGAAGTCCTACAAAGAATTTATCAACTATCTCAAATGGATTTTCAGGGTTATCTCTTCCATCTGATGGAACGAGCATGTAGACGCGGCCGTCGTCGGTCGTCTGCACAAATAGCGTTGGTGCCTCAAGCCCAAACTCGTCGTCTTCGCCCGTCGTGTATTTTGCCAAAAGAACCCTGGCGCTTGGCTCCAACCATGGGTACACAAATGGCGCGCCGGCGACGTATGTCAATGCTTGGACGTCGCCAAGAGTTAGCGCGTCTGCATTTCCACCAAGTTCTGTAATTCTGTCAATCAGTTTTTTATTGTTTTCTAGTTCAATACTGCGAACACCCTGCTGATTTGTGTGCATCTCTATTGCGTCAGTGACTGGAACTCCATTTATCTCTGTAATTCCATTTTCTTTCAGCATTTCAAGAAGCTTATCGTGCAGGACCCTTGTAAGATATAGCGTGTTTCCTTTTGCAATGGATTCAATTCCACCCCTAACTACCGTTTCATTTGCTCCAGGCGAAATTCCGTCAAAAATTCTACTACCTGGTATGCGCTTTCCAAACAAGTCTGATTCATTTCCGTACAGGTCGGCCCTTGTCAAAATGTTTTCCGGACTTACAACAAGTGTTGCTGATCCAAGAGATGCGGTGTAAAATCCAAAGCCATCTGGAAGCTCGTCCAAGTGGTTGTCTTTTGGAGTAAAGAAGACGTAATCTGCTCCGCCAGTTAGTTCATCATCAGACGATGACATTCCAACGTCACGACGTCCTTGCGACTTTCGCTCGACTGTTGAAAGAGCGCCGCGAGTGACAAAGTTGTATAGCTGATCAAGAACAAAGTCAAGAACAAACTGCCTTGGCGGAATGGCGTCTCCCCAATTTGGCTCGTAGAATGTCGCCATAGGAGATCCAGGCTGTGATGCATTCTGCCGTCGCTCAGCAACGAGAAGTTCCCACGCTCTTTTTGCTTCCCTAATCGCCGAGCCAAGAGAAAGAGAGTGATGAAAAGAATTAACCTCGCCAATTTCTTGCAGCGCCTCTGCCGCTTTGATCGGAAGTATGTAGTTCAACCGCCCGCTGTTGCCAACAACAACGCGAATATCTTCTGGTCCTACGCCGTATTCATTCTTAGTGCGGAAAAGAAGGTTGTCGCGAACTGCCTGCGCCATCTCATTTTTTGACGGATCATTTAAATGCTGAAGCAATGACAGGAGCTTGTTCTCTGAAACAATGTCAATGTCTTTTTGAGTGGCACCTCTTGGATCTACTACACCTGCAGTGCGAAGAGCGTTTGCGATCTCTTGTTCATCGGAGTCAATCGGCATGTGAATTATGACCTGTCCGTGATACGCGGCCGGAGCACCATCGTTGCTGTCATCCAAGATCTCGATCGACCCCTTTTGCGACTGCGCCGACGTAAGAACTATGCGCACGGTTCCATCATCATAGATATACGTTGACCCGTTATAGAAATCTTGAGTTGGCATCTCTTTTATCACAAGCTTTCCAGTTTTCTTGTCAAGAAGTGGAAACCACATCTCGCCTCGATGTGATGTTCCGTCCCAGTTGGGATCTTTTGTTACATCCGACTCGTCAAAGGGACTATCTGTCTGTATCTTGTTCAACATCGCGAGCATCGCCCAGGGTGTAAGCTTAAACCTAAGCTGCAGCATGTCCTCGCCGGCTGACTCGATGTAGACTTGAGTTGCGCTGACGTCTAGGTCTTCAATACTGTCAGAGTCGACCAGGGCAGACCGCATGATGGCCGGCGATTCTTTTGTTGGCGTATTGGCCCGAACTTCATCAATGGCCTCCATAAGCGACGGAACATTGTCAACGGCGCGCTTTGTCAACGGAACAGGCGCATCTGGCCTGTGGACTGGCCTGCCTGCCGGCGAAACTAGTGGGTCCCCCGGCCTATTAAGCCCGACGCCACGCGCTAGCGCATCTTTAATGCTCTTTTTAAAGACCATGTTCATAAGAGCAAAATCTTGAAGTGATCGCAGTAACCGATACTTTGACATGATCATGCTGCTATCCGCAGGGCCACGAGTGAGCGGCTCTTCAGAAATTGGTAGCTGAAACGCGTCAAAGTGCACGCGCGTTATTTGCTCAGCAAGAAAACTTGGAGTAGCGCCCGTTGATTCGAGCGCTTGTTGCATAAATTCTAATTTGGATAGAAAGATTGCTGCATTGTAAAAGTCTTTATACTTTTCATCGACTTTATCTGTATCGCGTCCACTATTACGTTCAAGTGCTCTAAGCGAGTCGTCAAGGCTTACCGATCCTCCGCCTGGTCTATCGTAAAGCTCTGGCCTCGCGAGGTTTGACCTACGGCCGACATTTAGCAAAACTCCCAAAAATTCGCCGAGCTTTTTAAATGAAGCTTCGTCTGGAGAAGCGATCGCGACGTCAAACGCCTGCGTCGCATAGTTAAGAAACTGCGTGTATGTTATGTCAATGCCCGTATCTGCGAATAGATCTGGCCACGTCTTTGGATCATCGATATCAAACGACTCATACTCTGAATTGTCAAACTTAGATGAGTCATTTCCAAGAAGACGAACAACGCCGTGGGTCGTCTGATCATCTATTCTTGCGGCCAACATCGTCGGTATTCCGCCACTATTTGCCGTATTGTTTACCTTTTTAAGTAACTCTTCCCAAATATCGCGCGCCGGGTCATAGTAAGCGCCACCGACTGATGCAACTGGAATGTCATAGCTAACTCGGTCGAGCGCGTCGGGAAGTGCCGTATTTAGCAACTCTGAAATCTGCTCGAGGATGCCGCTCTTGTCTCCATAGTAACCGTCGACAGCATCGGCATCTCCGATAACTGGACTTCCAGAGCTAGGATGAATTCCAAACGCTGGATACCACCTATTTGGAGTAATTCCATCTGCTTCTTGACTTCTAATGTAAAAAGGAAGCTGTACAAAGTCATTGATTTTGACAAGTGCATAGACGGTGTATCCACCCGAGGACGGTCTGGCAAAGATTGCCGAATTTTCAACCTTATTGCTACCTTCTTCGACTGCAACTTTAAGCTGCACGACGGAGGCTCCCGGCACCGGACTAAGCAGGTCCTCCAGAATCTTAGACGCCTGCGTTGCTTTCTTTGACGGATTCGCGTAGCTTTCAGAAAAGTCATAGCTTGGCTTATCGACAACTGATACTGGAACAATTGTTCCAGGTCCGATCGTTGATGCCGCAAGCACAGTCGCAATGTCTCCCGGCGAGATGTACATGCTTCCATTCATGTCGCGGAACACTTGAACAGCGGAACTAACGTATCCAGAGCTTGAAAATGCCGATGAGGTCTCCGCAACCTGCTGAGCAAGTTCTTTAACCTTCTTATTGTCGCTCTGGTCAGCGAGCGGGCTGTGCTCGACGGACAGTGAGTCAACGTCCATTATCTCTGCTGGAGTTCCCATCAGCTCGGCCGCGGTCATAAATTCATACCCGCCCTCTGGAAAGAACGGATGCGACTCGGGGCTCGACAGCGCCTGAGACTCGAGCAGTGGAATTGACGTGGATGTCGGAGCGAGGAGCGCGTCGCCGATCGCCAAGAGCTTTATTCTATTTCCCTCTTTTGACAGTACCCTAAATGACATGTTTCGTGGAAGAATAAACTCAAGTTCTTCCGACCTGACTAGTTCTCCGTCCTCGTCGTACTCGAGGTACTTCGGTGTTGAGTACTTCGGGTCGCGCATGGCGTCACCCGATATTGCCTTTGTTCCCGCCGGTACAACAATTTCAACAAAATAGGTCTGCTTGCCCTTTGGCAGCACGTCTAGGTCAAGAGACATAAAGTCTTCAGCAATGGCAATGTCAAGAGATGTCGACGTGTACGCCGGATTTGTAAACTCGTCTCCAACCTCGAGTGGCGCGAGTACGTCTCCAAACTCGTGCGCGCTTCCTCCAACTCCACGAAACACGACGATGTCTTTGTCAATGCGAGGCGCGGCATCGATAAGTGCGTCAAATGTCTTGATCGCCTTATCGTAGTCAGCATCGTCAAGATACTTTGTATCGGTTGTGATTCCAGCAAGGTACCTGTTGTAGTCGTGCGAGCCAAGGTCAAAGTACTCGTAGGCGCCGCCGATTGAAAACTCGGCGATGTTTGCGCTGGCTGTCTCGTGAAACTTCGCAAACTCGCCCTGAGCATCCAAGTATTTTTCTGTCAAATCTTTGACAAATTCTTCTGGGTTGTCGACCGGCGTTGCCGCCTCCCACCGAGAGTCGCCCATGATCGCTTGAGCCTGTTCAGGCGTTCTCTCGACCGAAGGAGTTTTTGCTTTTGTTTTTGCCTTTGCCTTTGCCTGAGTCGGTCTAACTTTTATTACCACGGAGCCATCGTCTTTTTTGATGACATCTGTGACTTCAAGTTTCATTCCGTGCTTGAGCAGAATTTCTTGCTGTCCGTCAATCCCTTCAACTTTCCAATCTTTGTCGGCGTACTCTTTATCTTTTGCCAACTCGGCGTCGATCCCTGGAAGAAAATCGGCAACGCTTAAGAATTTTTCTCCAGCCGGAAGTTCAATTTCATATATGACAGGAGTGAAGTTTTTGTCGTACCCTTGCTCTATGTCAAACTTTGAAAAGTGTCGATCTGGACGCAAGAAATCATTTGCAACATCGGGTGATAAAGACGTTGAGCTATACGTTTGAACATCATACGTGTCTCCAACGCTTGGAATCTCTTCAGTAGCTACATATGTTCCTCTAAATACTGTCACTGGCACATCTAAAGTTGGCGCGCCGTCCATGATAGCATCAATTTGAGTAACGTAGTCTTCAATAGTTTCTCTGTCATATGCGTCGGGCTCCCAGTCTTCGTCTCCTCTGCTATTAGCCCGCAACAGGCCGTTCACGTCCCCCGTGCCATACGTGATGTAGTCAATTAGTCCTTCAGCTTCGAGTCCAGAGTCTTCTCTTGTGTACTTTGAAGATGCGTAGGCTTCGCTAATCTTTCTACGGCTGTCTGTTTGAGGGACCGCAGGAGCCCCTTCCGAGGCTGGCATTTGAGAATCGCCATCCTCGTGTTCTAGCGTAAAGTGTGTGTAGGGAACACCGTTAAGTTCTTTTCTTTCAACGCTTTTTACAACGTAGCGTCCATTTGTCAAAATAAATTCGTTTTCTTCAAACGAATTTGCAAGTGGTCGTGCGTCGAGTCCTTTTGGATTTTCAACTGTGATTAGAACGTCTCCGAGGTTGTCTGGATCTTGTCCCCAACCTTCGTATCCAAATACATCATACGGGCTGGTTATCTCGCCTGAATACTGAGCCCAAGACGCTGGTCTTAATGTGACCGGCTGACCGACGTTAAGCATATAGTTGAGTGGGTGAGACTCGTCATCAATACTCTGTTTAAAAGAAAGAACTCTAGCAAACGTGCCGTTGAGAGTTCCAGCTTCGCGCAGTGTTCGCATCAGCATTCCTGCCGGAGAACCGCCGATGCGCGGATCTGTTTGTATCAAAGAAGGATCGTCTAGAATTTTTGCATAGGCTGTCCAAAACTCGGCCACTGTTTTCATTTCAACAGGCGCAGAAAACCATGCAGGAGAGACGTATCCGTTGTCTCCTGTATCTACAATCAGCCTTTCTTTCATATCTTGTATTGCTTCTTGCGGATCCTTGTTTAGCACCGCGCCGTCGGTCCACACGTGAATGCCCCAAGCAAGTTGGCCTAACCCTGGGGCAAGGTATTTATCAGTCACGTTTTCTGCTTCTGGGTCTTCAACAACAAGCATTTTTTTGCTAATTAAGTCTTGAACAACAGCTTCGTCGTCAAAATCAATTCGTTCACCGTCAAAAGAACTCAACGTATCTGCAATTAGCTTAAAGTACCAAGCGGCAGGCCCGTCATTTTGATAGCTTGCTATGTAGTCAGCCCATGATTCATTGAACTTTACGTTCTTATCGCTGCTTCCGCCTTCAGTTAAAAGGCGCAGTAGGATTTCGTCATCCGGCGCATTATTAAGTACTTCATTTCTTGCGTCGTCAGGCGCGGATATCTCGTCGCCAAGTTCTCCAGCGAGCTCCTCGTCCGTAGCTGGAGCCCCTGACGGGGCTGGCGGTTCTTCTTCTTTTTCTATTGTGAAATGCGTGTATTCGTTTCCGTCAACTTCTTTCTTTTCTATTTTTTGAACACGGTAGCGACCGTTTGCCAAGATTACTTCCGACTCTTCAAAATCATTTGGAGTTGCCCTCGCATCGAGCCCTTTAGGATTGTTAACTGTAATCATCACATCTCCAGCGCCTATGCCTTGTCCAAATGCGCCGTACCGAAATAGCCCTCTATCTTCAAGATCAGAGAGTGTATCCAACTCTTGATCTGGATCATCATCAGGCGCCCAAGACGATGGGCGAATTGTGATGTATGCGCCGTCTTGAAGCAAATAATTTAGAGGGTGAGATGGGTCTTCAATCGGCATTTTAAATGAAAGAACACGCGTAAAACTTCCTTCTAATTCTCCTGCCTCTCGCAGTGCTCTCATGAACATGCCCGCCGGGCCGGTTGCAATATCTGCGTAATCCTTATCTTCTACATCATCAAGAATGTTTGGATTGTTAAGAATCATTGCGACTCTTTCCCAAAAGTCCACCGTGAACCGTTCGTTTTTCGGCAACGGAACTGTTTTGGCTGGGCCGAAATTAGTGAAGCTTTCTTGATCAGGAATTTCAAATTCTTTCATCTTATTAATGATATTTTTAATGCCACCACTTGTGGTATCTGTTGCGTACGAATCTGATGTAAACGCAAGAATTCCATGTATAGTGTGCGCTAATTCTGGAACCGCTCTATACCTTATATGCTCGTCTTTTGCTTTTGGATCTACCTCATAGACAAGACCCAACTCAAGAAGTTCGTCAAGCATGTCGCTATTTCGCAAGGTTAGATCATTTTGTTCATCGTGAAATGTAATCCCCGCGCCTAATGATCCTAAATAGTTTGTAACTTTTCTCAAGACATCTGCGCCAGGACCGTTGCCGTCGTATTGAGCCATGTGTCTCGCCCATGACTCATTTAGCCTAGCATCTTTGTCAGTGCTGCCAGTCTTAATCAATTCAAGAAGAATTTCTTTTGGTGGCACACGGTTTGCAAGTGCGTTTTGCTCACTGCTTGGGTTAGCAACTTCGTCGCCAACGTCAGCTGCGCGTTTTTCTCCATCTTGGGCTTCAAAAACTGGAGCCCCTGACGGGGCTTCAGCTTTTGGGAGTTCTGGCCCGCCTGGTTCTGGTGTTGGCTCCTGCGCCTCACCGTCGCCGCCAGGATACACGGGTGTCCAAACCTCGAGCGACGGCGTGTCAAACATCGGGAATCCCTTTTGCGCGCGAATTTCATTGATCTGGTTGATCAATCGAGCGTTTCGCTCCTTAGACGCGCGGACCAGTGCACGAAGCGGCGCTTCGTACTTTGTTCCCTTGAACGCCTCTGCAAGCCACGTTGCGTGTCCAAACGCAATAGGAGTTGTTCCCTTGATGATGTCTTGAACTGACACCCACTCGGCTCCAGTCGCATCGTCACCGGCCTTAAGCGGCGTGTCCTTTGGAACTTCGTAGGCAACCGCGCCGACGTACGCTCCCTTGTACGCGCGAGGATCCCAGTCATTTGCGTCGACCTCGCCGAGGTAGCGACGGCTGGTTGCCTGGTCGGCCGAGATGTTGACTTCCTCCATCATCTCACGATCGGCCGCGGCCTCAAACGACTCGTTTTCATTCCTAAACCCGCCTGGGAGTGAGTGCGCCTTCTTGAACGGACCGTACCCGCGTGTAATCATCAAAACCATCGGATTTCCGTTGTCATCGTATGTAATGAGTACGGCATCAGAAGCAACAATCTTCTTGTCCTTTGATAGCGAGAAGTCATTTGTCGAGTCGGCGATATCAATGTCATCGTTGCTGTCATCAAAGTACGAGCTGATGTTTGCCTTTGTCTTCTTTGACTCTCGCACGAGGTCAGCGCTCGGCTTCATCAGCGCAAGGCCTGGTGGCATTGGAGGCACTGGCTCTCCAGCAAGTTCTGCTGCTCGAGCGGCGGCCTCATACTCGCGCGCCGCCTTAAGCTTTGCCCAGTCTTTCTTTTGCTTATCAACGATGTCCTGTGGAAGCTTCTTAGAAGCTGGAGTTGACGGAAGATCAATCCACGGATCGGTGTCATCTTCTGGGCTAAGGACCGTGAGCGTGCTCGGGTTCATCGACTTGCGAGCAACGCCTGGACCCCAGTTGCCTTTCTTTACACTGGCTGGATCACGTGGGTCAATGTCGTAACGAATATAGACGTTGATCCAGTCCTTTTCGTTGTAACCCTCAACGGTTCCAGAGTAGCCCCACTTGTCGCGAACGCGCATGCCGGGCGTGATGAATGTCTTGCCGTCCTTCGAGTACCCGACCGGACGTCCAGTAGAGTCAACAGCGTCGAGTGGTGGCAGGCCGTTTCCTGTGGGTCGCCAGTAGTATTCTCCAGTAAGCACCTCTCGAATTCCGTCGATCATGTCGCGGAAGAAGTTGATGTCGATCGACGTAGCGCTCGTCGCGGGCAGGTGCGGGAACGTGTCAGCGATCTCGTTGAGCTGTGCAAGAGCCTGCGCCTCGGAGATCGATCCGTTCGCAAGTGCCTTGCGGATGTCGTTGATCTTTTCTGCCGCCGCGCGAACACGCTTGCGATCAGATGTCTTGAGCGACGAATCTTCTCCAGTGACAATTTCAACAGCCTCGTCGAGCTCATCGAACTTCCTTTGAAGGTCCGCGCTCTTGTTTGCGTTGCTTCTGAACGCCTTGTTCTTTTCCTCTGCCGCCTGCTGGGCGGTCTTTGGCGCATCTGCGTCTGGAAGAACATCGTCTGGAGCTTCTGCAACTCCTGTTGGCATCGGGCCCTGCGGAGCAGCGACGTCGTCTGGCCGCCACTCGGGATCAAGAGCCTTTGTTGGAGCAGCTTCTGGTGCTGCTGGCTTCTCGGCCTTTGGCGCGGTCTTGCTTATGCGAATTGCATCGGCAGCGTCTGCCGCTTGAAGCATGAGACTTTGAAGTTCTTCAGCGCCTACTTCTGCGTATGGCTCGAGCAACTCTGCTGCCTCGCGGAACTTCTCCTCGGCATCAACGTACAGCTCGCCGTCATACGCGTACAGCGCGTCCTTGACGGCGTTGCGGAACTTATTGATGTTCTTCTCGTCCTTTGAGCCGCGATCAGCGTAGTCATCGAGAGTCTTTTCAGCGGCCTTAACGGCGCTCTTCACCGACTTGATGATGCGCTCGTTGTCGTCGCCGCCTTCTGCTGGTGTCGGTGTCGGCGCCGGTGGAACCTCGACTCCACCGCCGCCCTCGCCTTCGGCCGTCGGCTCTGGCGTCGGTACTGAAACTTCTTCTTCGGCCGGGGCATCTGGTTTTACAAATCCATTGACCCAGTCAAGTGGGCCGACCTCGAGCTTCTTCTTTGCTCGTGTTACCGCGACATACGCAATCTTGTACTCAGTCGGATCCGGCATCTCAAGGTCGCCAGTTGCCTTGTTAACGCGTGGACCCCAGAAGTCGTCCCAGATCTTTACCTTGTCCCACTCGAGACCCTTGGCCTGGTGAACCGTGGTGACAAACACGTCGATCGGACCGTCAGCCTCCGGCGCGGCGCCCGCCGGCTTCAAGCCAAGCGCGCTGCTCAGTTGATTAAGAAGCTCAAACGTGTCTTCATCGCCGGTTCGTGGAGCATCCCACGACTTTGTCGGCGGGTTGTACTTGAACTTACCGACAGACTTGATTGCTTCCTTATTCGCGTATGTGTTGCCGGTCAGCGACACAACCGCGCCGGTGACAGTGTACTTAACACCTTTTCCAAGCTCTCCAGACGCGCCCGGCGAAACATCACCGACGTCTGCCTGCGTGTCACTTTCTGACATGTCTCGAATTTCGCCAGAGCCCTTGACGAGCTTTAGCTTGTCGATCATCTCGCGCATTCCTGCAATGCCGTCTCGATCAACCATTTGGACAAATGTCTCAAGCTTCTTGCTGGTGACGAGCTCGTCTTGGATCGCTTTCTTTACCTCTGCCCACGTCTTGAATGGAGCGAGGTCCGGGTGAAGTTTACTTGGCCTGTTGTTTCCTGTAATCAAATACTCTGCGGTGTCAGTAAGGCTGACAAGATCGCCGCGGTAGTTCTTGGTTACGCCGACTGTTCGGCCCCTAGAAAGTTGATCCGCAATTGCCGAAAAGCCGCCACCGTTGGTGCGAACAAGAATTGCATCGGCCGTGTCGTCGAGCGAGCCTGGTCGGAGAAGCTCACCTTCGTCTGAGCCAGCACCGATGACGCGAAGATCGGACCCAAGAAGCTTAAGCCACTTGTCCGCCTCTTTTGCTACATTAGCTCCAAATCGGAATGACTTTGTCAGCGGCAAACGCTTGACACTCTTATCAACCTTTGCAAGTTGATTTTCTCCACCGCGGAACCCGTAGATTGCCTGGTTTTCATCACCGACGTAGACAACCTGCGCTGACTGGTCGGCAATGACCTTTCCAGATACCGGGTTGATGTCCTGCGCCTCATCAAAGAAGATGAAGTCATTTCCATACTTTGTTCCGGCACCAATCTTAGAAAGATCAGGCCTTGAAAGCGCCCACATCTTGGTGATAACACTGTTGCTGATCTTTGCCCGTCCATCTGGGTTGGTGTAGTCATTCCAAATGTTGTTTGCAATGCTCATCATCCAGTCTGGAACATTTCCGCTCCAACCCGCTGCAATGAAATGCTGAGGACCGATCTCGTCGTCGGCGCTGATCAAGAACTTGTCAACAACGCTCTTAAAGAAGGTTGTCGCCTCGAACAACGACATGTTACCTTCTGGCCCGCTCATTTCTGTAATTCCAAACGCGCTTGCAAAGTTCTTGTAGTACGCAAGCGGATTTGACTTATCAAGTCGCGACATCTTCTTCTTGATGTCATCTGGCGCCCAGCGGTACGCAATCGCGTCGTTTGTGACAACCTCGATGTTTGTCAGGCCCGCCTTGGCAAATTTTTCTTCTGCCTCGAGCTGCGCGCTCTTGTTGAACGCGATGTAGACACCGCGCTCATTCGGGCGTTCTTTCTTTTTGCGCTTGCCGGCGAGAAGAAGAGTCGATGTCTTTCCAGTTCCAGCGAGTGCCTCAACAACAACGTCATCGCCCGTCATGATCGCATCGAGAATTGCGCGCTGCTCTTCAGTTGGCATGAACGGCTCGTCCTTGTACGGATCGTTCGTGTCAACACCATCGTGCTTAGGATCGTCAATTTCTTGAGCATCTGTCATTGACGACGGATTGGCGGTGCTTCCACCCTCGACACCATCTGGATCAATATCGCCGATCGGCATTGGTGTCGCCTCGCGAACCATGCGCTCAACATCTGGAACAGAGCACGGGCCCTCGGCTGGACCGACTGCTGCTGTAATTCCAGAACCACCGCAGTTCCACGCCGCGGCGATCGCCTTTGCCGCAACGTACTCCGCGAGATCAGCCTCATACTTTGCGTACTCTTCTTCGTACTTTGCGAGCGCTTGTTGCTTTGCCTCAAACGCGCCGTCGACATTCAGAAGAGTTGTCGGCGTTGTGTCGGGATTTTCAATCGCGCGATCGAGCATCGCATCGGTGATTTCCCACGAGGCTTCCGCATCGGCGTCTGCGCGGTGCCAGTCTGGCAACTGCACTTGGAGGAAGTCGGCCACAGGGCCAAGGCTAGTTGTTGCACGGCGCTTGCCGTCCTTACCAATTTTAAACGCTCCAAATAGTGTCTTTGAGTTCCACTTTGGCAGTGTGCCTCCGGCGAGGTCCATTGAGTCAATTACTCCGGCGATGTTGAGTTGCGGTAGTCCTTGCTCACGAATAGTGCGGTTAAGAATCTCAAGATCAAATGGAGTGTAATGTCCACCAAGAATTGGATTTTCTCCGGCAAATGCAAGGAACGCCTCGTGCGCCTCGCGCATCGACGCCTGCGTTGCAAGCCATTCTTCAGTTACCGGCGTGCCATCCATCTGCTTGAGGCCCGCGGCAGACCAGTCAGAAAGCTCGTGCTCTGGATTCATGTACATGCTGAATCGGTCAACAACCTTGCCGTCAACAACCTTGACAGCACCGATCTGCACCGGACGGTTTAGTCCGCCCTTATCTGGACCAGGAAGTCCAGTTGTCTCGTAGTCAAAGAAGATGATCGGAGTACTGCGAATAATTGCCGCTGCCTCTTCCCACGTCTTGGCATCCTTGAGACGATCGGCCATCTCGCCGCTGAACGCACCAGGGGCCGGCTTGCGCGGTGCCCTGGGGCGGTGCAGTGCTGGCTTGTCGCCTTTAGGTGGAATTGTGCCACCACGAGCGGCAGGAATGATTGTTGTTTCATTCCATTCCTTGCGCTGCGACTCGTGTCCTGGGAAGTAACCCTGAACACTGACCTTGCCACTTGGAGTGTCGCCATCGCGGAAGATGCGCTCAATAACAAACGAGTCGTCGCCGATTACGTCGCCTGGCTGCAGGTCCTGCGCCTCGTAGCCGATGCTTTCTGTAAGCGGAACCTTGTCTGCAAATGGATCAACCGAAGTTTCTTTTATTCCAAGTTGATCAAGAATGCTCGAGCGGCGACGCTTTAAGATGTCCTTCAACATCTCGGCATCCGAGCGGTTAGAGATGACAGCGTCAACCATGTTGTCAATCTGGCTTGGTGAGATGTCCAACAGCCTCTTTGCACTCTCGACAATTTGAGCATTTGTCATTCCACCGAACACATCGAATGCGCTTTGGTTGATGTCGGGGTCGCGCATCGAGTCGAGCTCTTTGACCTCTGGGCCGAACCAGTCCTTCTTCTTGCCCTGAGCACGCCACATCAAAGCGCCGCCTGGATCAATGCGATGCGCGTTGTTGTCTCCGTCAACGACAACGTTGTCGTGAACGAGTCCGATTACGTCGTAGTTTGACAGCCACGCGTCAATCGCAAAACCGCCATGAAGTTGTTCAATGACGCTGTTGTCATCAAGGTTCTCTTCGAGATTTGTAGCATTTGGAATCATCGGAGTGATGATGTAGTCCGATCCAAACGATCCGCTCGTTGGATCGTATGTTCCCCTCGATGGCGACATCGCATCGTCCATCGTGCCAAGACCTACATCAGACGCGCGCAACCCAAAGAATCGATAGAACGCCGACGCAAGCGCCTCGTTCTCAGCATGTGACTGTGACCGCGACTTCTTGACGTAGAACCTGTTTCCATTTTCATCTTGGTAGACTCCGCCCTCATTTGACCCGGCGCGGCCTCCAACTTTTTTCCAGTCAGAGATGTTGCCGTGATACGCGGTGGTGGCCTGGTACAGCACAAACGGATCCGCTCCCTTAGGCGGGCCGCCGAACTGATCACCGATGTAGTCGGGGCTCATTGGATCGTCGTACCTTGAGATGTAGTTCATCGCCTTGCCGGTGATCAGGCCGTCTTCGCCGTACGTGTACCGCGGATCACCAGATCGCCGCGCGAGGTCAGCTTCTTCTTTTGCTATTTCATACACCCTTGTTCCAGGAATCGGCTTCTGGTAGTACATCGGCATCATCTGGTCAGAGCCCTTGGGCGGGCCGCCGAACTGATCACCGATGTAGTCGGGGCTCATTGGATCGTCATATTTTGATATGAACTGCAGGGTCTTGCCAACGATCAGGCCGTTTTCATCAAACTTGTACCGCGGATCGCCGGACTCTCTTGCTCGCCTGGCCTCGCGCAGTGCGTCATCATACTCAGGAGTGTCTGGCATCAGCGGTCGGTACATCAAGTCGTCATAGGCTGGCTGCGCTTGCTGCCCAGGAGTCACGTCCTTCTCGAGGTCATCGGCAGCGATCAGATCGACGAAGTATGTCTTTTCTCCTGCCTTAGTGACATTTTCTACCTTAAACCGACCGAAGCCGATGTGCTCGAGCTCGTTTGGAATCCACGAGTAATTGTGAACATCAACGGATCGAATATCGCCCGGCCTGACTCGATAGATAACTGCGCGCAGGTCGTCTCCGCGAGACGTGAACATCTCGCGGTGATTCTCTGATGTTTCATAAAAGTCTTTTTCTAGATCACGCGCTGTAAACGATCGAGGATCGATGTCGATGATCGAGCCAGGCGTCGTGGACTCGGCAAATGACTGACTATTTGAGTCAACAATGATTCTTCTGTCGAGCCGCGTCGTGTTCGGCACGGCGGCCTCAGCAACAAATCGGTACAGCGCAGCGGTCGTACTTCCAGACGACAGATCTTCAATTCCATCTGAAATTGTTTGTCGTCCGGCGGCAAATTCTTTAAAGTCTCCGTACTTTGCGTACAGGTCATCTAGTGCTGGCCCACCGTCACTTTCAAGGTCTCCTCCAAGAGACTCGGCATACGCGTTCGCAACGGCGCGCCAGAAGTTGAGCTCGTTGTCGCCGCCCATGTGCCACATCAACGAGTCACCGCCGTCGGTCATCTGAAGAATTCCCCAATATGCAGCAAACGCCTCGTTGTCTTGCTTGTCTTCGCTCAGGGCAAGCGGCAGCATCTTCATCGCAATGTCGGCAGCGTGCCGCAACTGCGCCTCGCGAGTATCAAACTCGGGAGACCTGAGGCCATCCGACATCTCTTCAGCGTTTTCAATGTCTCGAGCAAGCTTAAGAATTTGCGGATTGCGCTCGTCGTGTGCCGTGATCAAGTTGTAGGCATTGGTTGTTCTGCCAGGCTCACCGAGCAGCCCGTTAAGGAGAACTGCTTGACTTGTAGAAAGCTTTGCGCGCAGTATCTTTCTGCGCTGCTCTCCTGGTGTCTGTGCTCCTACTCCGATACCTTGGTCATACTCGTAGTTGATTAAGTCACGGTACGCCTGCTGGGCCTCTTGCTTAACTTTGTCATTGCCCTGCTGCTGCGCGATGTTTTCATAGATTCCGGCGAGGATAACTCCCTTGTCGAGTCCTGCCTTTTCAACAGCCTCAAGAAGCGCGACAACCGGAACGAGCTCACTGCCATCTGAAAACGGCAGCTCTCCTTCATCAACACCGTCCTCAATGGCGTCTGCTGCCGCGGTTACCAACCTTACAGGATGAAACTTATTTGCCAAGATCTCCGGGTCGTCGGTGTAGTCCTCGCTTGTCTGAACAGTGCGCCCCTTGGGACGATACACACCAAAGATGTCCGGCTTTGTGGTTCCAGGTGGAGCAGCAAACATCGAATCAAACGCTGCCTCGTCAAACGTGTCAACATCTGCATCGTCAACTTCATCGTCAAAGTCTCCTGTCTCGACGGGAGCGTTCTTTGCATTTTCAATGTTGCGATTGATCTGGTCAATGACGGTGCGCTGGTCGTCAGTCGCATCAATAAGTGATCCAATAACGTTTCCGTACTCGTCATTGATAAGCCACTTCGGGCCCTGATATTCAACAAGTGCGGCCGTATATCCATCAGACCTACGTATCTCGGTTCCGATCTTGATTCCGGTGTTTGGATCAACATAGTCAACTAACTTTTGAAGACTTTTAAGGTCTTGCTCAGACAGATCGATGATGTCTTGGCCTGGATCGATCCTTCCGTTGACAAGTCCGCCATTTGCCGCGATCGTGCCAACGTCGTACAAGTCACTGATTGCGGTGTCAAAGCTTCCTGTGTCGATTTGTTCAAAAGGAGCTCGCGTGCTCGCTGCTGCAGGAGCCTTGGGTTCAAGGTAGGGCCGAATTGTGCCGAGGTTAGGGCGATATTCTCTGGCAATTGACGTGACTTTACTTCCATCAGGACTGCGTACAACCCACTCGGGACCGTAGTCCGTGTCCTCTGCGACCACACGCGTGCCGTTGGGAGCCTTAAATGAGACTCCTTTAAGTGGTGAACCGGTCTCATCTGCGAGATCAATCAGACTCTCAAGCTGCTTGATGTCATCGGCATCAAGGACATAGCCATCTAGTTCGTCACTAGACGCGTCAATTTTCTTTGCCTTACGATCAACTGCATCGGTATAGGCAATCAACTCCTCAAGTGTGTCAAACGCGGCAATTTCATTGAGCAAGTCGTTGACAGTTTTAAACTCGCGTGCGGTGCTTGGTGCCGTGCGCTCGGGTTCAAGGTAGGGCCGAATTGTGCCGAGGTTAGGGCGGAACTCCCTCTCAATTGACGGGCCTTCACTTCCATCAGGGTAGCGTACGACCCACTGGGGACCGTAGTCCGTGTCCTCTGCGACCACACGCGTGCCGTTGGGAGCCTTAAATGAGACTCCTTTAAGTGGTGCGCCAGTCTCGTCAGCAAGATCGATCAAATCCTTGAGCTGCTTGATGTCATCGGCATCAAAGACCCATGCGTCTGCTCCATCGACAGACGTGTCAATTTTCTTTGCCGCACGATCAACTGCACCGATCTCATACAACTCTTCAAGCGTGTCGAACGCGGCAATTGCATTGAGCAAGTCGTTGACAGTTTTAAACTCGCGTGACAGATTTTCTTCTCTAATTCGGCGACTGAGATCATCCAAGATATTTTGAGACATGCTTTTAGGCGCGGGGCCTTCAAGCTTTTCAAGAGACTCAGTAAGCCTTTCGATGTTCGCCGACGCGCGGTCGCGCAGCCTGCGTGCCATCTCTGGGTCCATTCCAGACTTTGGATCATTTGCCTCACGGAATGCTTTGCGATTGCTTTCAATATTCTTCTTGATGTCGGCGATCTGCTCTGCTGTTGTCTGCGTTTCGCCTGTAGCGCTTGGCGCTTCTGGGCCTACGAGCTTTCTTGCCTCTTCAATTTGACGCTCGAGCGACCGCAGGTTTCCCTCGGTGCGTTGAATATACCGGTCAAACTCTTCCGGCGACTGTGAAATCTTGTCGCGACCAGCCGGGCTCATCGCCTCGCGATACGCGCTGCGCATCGCTCGGTATGTCTCCTCGAGCCTA